TGTTACTAACCCATTTTCGGGTGAATCGTGCAAACTAGAACCTGATGCAGTGGCCGTATACGATTGTATTATGGGTGCTCAGATGTTCAATGATTATAAGACGATGCGGAAAGGTTTGGATTGGTTTCGGAAATTCTTTCCTCAAGAGTATATGATTCTGTTGGACTAATATGCACTACACCAAGTGTAATCTAGTATATGTGGCGGAAGACTATAAACTTCCTATAGACCATTTTATAAACTTCTGCATTGAATACCATCCTAATAAGGTTTGGTCGGTATATGAAATGGTCTATTGTTATCCAACCAGTATTGAATATCTGGTCAGCCGGTACAATTTTGCCATGGAAAATGTCTGACCGGCCTGGTCAACTATTGCTTGCCTTTTCCTGTGGCTGTGTTACAATGTATGCATAGTGAATAAGGAAACACAAATGTCTTGGGTTCTTGAAGGTAAGAAAGTGCGTGGTTTATATCTTGGTTCTATTATGATCCAAGGTATGGTGGAGGAATCCCGTGTGGCGTATGGTGGGCGAGTATTGCACTCCGTCCGTTCCGATGCGCCACCGGTTCTACCATGGTCTGTTACCGATTCGGATCGCCTATTCATTTTGGAAGATAAAAACATTCTGGAGGTATTATGAGTAAAACGGTGCCCGATTATGCAATGTTTTCCAGTGAAGGTAATGCCGCTGTCCATGGTATTGTATGTGCAGCCATTCCACTTAAAATGGACTGGGATGAGATTCTGACTGCTCTTATTACTTTGGCCAAGACCGAAGGTTTTGGAGAGGCAATGGATACTGCCGTGCGTGAATGTGTATATATGAAAGTGGTTGGTGAATAATGGTTAACGTGCCTGTCGGTAAAATGGTACTGTATCAAGGTGTGGTTCACTATATTGTGAGCCCCGAGATTGATGGATTGGTTGGTGTTGCACCAGCTCAAGATGGTGTAGGTGGTATTCTGGTCCATGTGAATTATTTGAGAGAGGTCGCTGTATGATTCTGGTCCGTTGTGCATCGGTCATTGGTGGTTGGCAGACACAGGTTATCAAAACTGGCTATGTATTTGGTCCAGTTTTTAATTCTATTGGCGACCTTTGGAAATGGCAAAGGGAAAATCTGTAACGCAGATATCAAGAGAATATCTGTAATAGGAGTAAAATAATGGTTACCAGATATGTGACGACGGAAGTTGAAGTTGAATTGTCAGATTTTGATACTGATGATTTGATTGAGGAATTGGAACTCCGATGTTGTGATTATAATACCAAAGGCGTTGATGGTGATGAAATGCGAGAGGTGTTGGAACAAATTTGGATGAAACGCCGCACCAATAAAGACTATCAATCGGAATTGGACCAACTTATCTATGGTGTCCTTGGTAAAATAGTATGAACGAACGAATTTTAGAACTGGCGAAACAATGCTGGGAACCTCGCCCATATGATCCTTCTTGGTTCAATTACGAAAATTTTGCCGAGTTGATTGTTTTGGAATGTGCTAGAATCGCCGCACAAACTCCTTGCCCTAATTTCCACGAGCATTTGAAACAACAATTGGGGCACACATGGGATATGGCCTGTGTAGAATCTGCTAAAGATATTAGAAAACATTTCGGAGTTGAAGAATGAACAAGAAAATTAGACAGCTTGCTGATAGAGCAAACGAGCTTGCAGACATTGAGACTCAGGTGCCAGGTGAGCATCTTCCTGCTTGGCACAAGGTGAGGGATAGAATTTTTGTGGAGTTAATTGTGAAAGAATGTGCCGGTGTTGCTGGTTGTAATGGCCATGTGAGTGGATTTGCATTAGGTGATTTGATTAAAGAACATTTCGGAGTTGAAGAGTGAACGAACGAATTAAACTACTTGCCGAACAGGCTGGATTTATTGACTATATGATATTTGGTCGGGTTGAATCAAAAGAAACTGTATTACAGAACTTCGCCGAGTTGATTGTTCGGGAATGCTGCCATTATATTGAAAATGAAGCAGAAAGACTGTATGGTCTTTCCAAGATAGAAAAAGACCCTGATTTTAGATCAAACTTTGAACTTTGTGCTGAAAAGTGTTATGATAACAGTCAAGGGCTAAAAGATCATTTTGGAGTTGAAGAATGAAAAGCATCGCCTACTTTTTTGTCTATTACCTGGCCTTATTCAATTTGTATGTTTGGATGATTTGGCCAGAACTATTCTATGGTATGTGGAAGTGGGACATTTTTATGATTTTACTGTTTGCTCCATTACTCTACATGGGCTTGAAAGATGAACGAACGAATTAAAAAATTGGCTGATAGCGCAGATTGGCTTGCCGATAATAAAATTCAAACGCCAGGCGAGTACCATCCAGATTGGCATGATGTGAGGGATGAATTTTTTACCGAGTTGATCCTATCCGATATTGAGAATATTTTAGATGATCTATATCGTGCCACGCCACTTGAACAAGCGGCTGTGTTATTGACACTTGATGAAAATATCAAGAAACATTTTTATGGAGTTGAAAATGTCTGATACTGTAATGTTGGCCATGATTGGCCTGTTTGCATTGGTCTTCTTGATCCTTGCATATCTTATTAAGAATGATAAACTATAAAAGGAATGAATATGAAGAATTGGTTCTTTGATACGCCGTTTACTTTTTTCTTGATTGGTTTTCTTACTGCTAATGGAATTGTGGCCCTTGGTCAGCGTGATTATGTGTGGGGCGTTATTGATATTGGCTTGGCCACACTTAATTATTACTTGTATAAGGTAGGCAATAAAAATGAATAAAATCACACTGACAGCCCGTGAGCTGATGGAAATTGTGGATATTGTAAAATGTAATTCAATTACTGAAGAATCTTTTGTTTTGATTCAACATGGTAGTTCAGGTATTGGTTATGTATTAGACATGGAGTTTCCATACGAATTGAATAATATGAATGTTACCGTGCGAGCGAATATTACTAACGAAGTGGACTGGTAAAATGGAAGAATATAATAAAGAAGAAATGTTTTCATTGAACCTGAAAGCCATTTCACAATCTAAAACAGTATCAAGTATTGTTTGTATGTTGGCCAAAACACTTATGGATAATCCATATATTACTGTTGGGCAATATCTGCAATCGTTGTCTGAGCCTGACCTAAAATCATTGGTTGAAATGTGCGATGATACACTAGAGCATAAGAAATTCAATGAGAATATATTGTTAATCTCTGCCATGTTGGCTCATGCTGAAGGATTGGATATTGAATTCAGCGCAGACCAAATGGGTGATTATTATAATTCAATGTTGACCTATTTGCCTCTTGAAAGCCTGAAGCGTAAAGGGTTTGTCAAACTGCATTATGAAAATATGTCCTTTGGACCAGAGTTTGATGATAAAATTGTAGTTGAAAGGATTTAATATGAACAATCGGTGGGATTATATGTTGGGATTTTTGAGTGGTGCGTACAGGCAAGAAAAGCAGGCAGAACTATTGGTAAGCGCATATATTGCACAAATTGGTAAAGTAAAATCAACGAATGTATATACAAAAACTAAGAGTGTTGCGTAAAAACAACTGTATGGTTGCCATTTTTGTTCCTTGTGTTATACTATCTGCATGAAAAACATTGTTACACTTCTAGACAAATTAGACACCATGGATAAGCAAATTATCACGGTTAAAGTTCCAAAGCCTTATACCCGTAAGGCCATCAAACCTCGCCAGGCGCATAAACTGGCTACACGGTACACCAGAAAGGCGAAGCACACCAATCGGGAGTTCGTATAATGGAAGTCCTACGTGAGACCACCAAGTGGTCAACTGGTTACCACGTACCGTTGCACACCTATATCTTGGATGGCACCAAGATGTTAGGATACATTCCAGAGGGCACCGAGAAGCCCCAGATGTTCACCTCGCCTCAAACCTTCTCCCGCAAGGGGCGTACCTTCGCCAAGGTTGGTGGTGCCCGTTTTCTCCAGGCGCTTGTGGTCAAGCCCAACAGGCGGGAGGTGCAAGGATCCAAGGGCAATGTATACTATGTGGATGATGAGGCGGGTACCTGTACCTGCAATGGGTATACCTATCGTGGCTACTGTAAACACCTTGCAAAATAGTCTACCAAAATGGTCAACTATGGTTGCCATTTCCTCCAGTTCGTGTATAATACAACCATTCAATAAGAAAGGCCTTTATGGGAAAAGTATCTAATATGATTCTTGAGATTCAAGACCTGTTGATTTCTGGTTTTGATGCTGAGCAAATTTCACGCCGTCTGGATATTCCTACACAATGGGTATATGAGGCTGCTGAAATGGCTGAAGAGCAACATTTTGAGGATTATATGGATGGTGACCATGATTCAGCCATGGCTTCGGCTGGTTTTGGCACCGATGAGGATTATGGTTATTATGGAGAAGATTACTGATGGCTCTTGTTAAATATATGGAACATACGCATCCTGATGCGTTTGTGGATTTTCCAATGAAGTCGCCCAATATTGAATTGGGTCGCACCAAACTTTGTGCTAAGTGCCAAGGGCATGGTGGTTGGAATCTGCAATTGAATTCGTATTCATTGCATGATTATGAGAATACACCAGAGAATCGCCATCGTTACTCACACTTTATTTGCCAGTGTAGTAATTGTTATGGTTGGGGCTTTGTGCATGAGAATCAAGATTGTGTGCATGATTGGGAATATCATAAGAGTCTCGGCAAGTGTTTGCACCAATACAAGTGCATTCATTGTGATAAAATAGATTTGGTTGATTCTTCGGACTAAGGAGTATATTATGGGTCTTGATATGTTTGCTTATCGTGTTGCCGCCAATGATGTGCGTGGCGATTTTGATTTTGATAAAACTTTTCCGGCCAATGAGTTTGCTTATTGGCGTAAACACCACGACCTCCATGGTTGGATGGAGAATCTATATCGTGCCAAAGGTGGCACCAAGGAAAGTTTTAATTGTGTGCCAGTTCGCCTGACGCAAATTGATTTGGATGCGTTAGAGCGAGCAGTATTGGATAATACTTTGCCGCCAACTACTGGATTTTTCTTTGGTGATAATCCGCCAGATGATGAATCTAAATTGGCTGATCTGAAGTTTATCACAGAAGCCAAATTGGCCTTATCTAAAGGTTATGCAGTTTATTATGATTCGTGGTGGTAATATGGATAATTTTATTTCTAAGGGTAACCCCGAAGTATCTGGTCTATATAAGATTGACCGAGATAAACAAGGTATCTCATATAGATACTATGATGCAAAGAAAAAGAAATGGTCACGACCAGATTATGACCCATATACTGCGAACGAATTAAAAGATACTGACCCGTTGGTCGGATTCTTTCCTTGGTGCGGCCCGCTTCGGTTGCGACCCAAGGAAGAGGTGATGTCAGAACCTGAGGTCAAGCGTCCAGGGCGCCCCAAGAAGGTCCTGGTCGCTCCTTCAGAGTCTGTGGAAGATGTACCGAAGCCTACCAAGGCCCCCAAACCTAAAAAAGGAGTCAAAATGAAGATGAGCACCGGCACCAATCCGTCAATGGCCGATGGTACTATTTTCTTCCGCCAAGACCGTAATAAGTGGGTTGTGTTGTGGAATGGAAAACAAGAGGCGGCTCGTGATACTGTTGAAGCCTGCCAAAAGTTTCTCAAGAAAAAATATAATGTAGAAGGTGCAGTTATTCCAACCAACACATAATGGATTTCGCCACAATATTTGTATTGATATTTGGCGTGATAACAGGAACTTTTTTATTCGTGGGTGTGTTTTGTTTGATATATTTTATGGATGAACCTAAGGTTGTGAAACCTAAGGCAGTGAAAAACAAAACACCACTCACACCTATTAGACCAACACAGTCTAGAATTAAACGACCACCTAATCTTTGAAAGGTAATATTATGAATCCCGTGATTGAAGAATTGGCACTACAGGCCGGCGGCTCACATTATCCAAATGTGAATAGTATGCAGCTGATTAAGTATACCAAATTGGTGGTTCAAGAGTGCGTTAAGATTGCAGAGGGCAACCATGATGCGCTTGAAGATAAGATGTTGGAACACTTTGGGTTTACCAAATAACGCTTGCCATACACCATCTTTTGTGTTACAATGTGCATCTATTGACGTTATGTTGACGATATGAATGAACGAATTAAAGAACTTGCTAAACAGGCTGGTGACTATGTAAATGAAGTTTATACTCCACCTGTTAGATCCAAGATTCCCGGTAAGATTTGGGAAGATGGTCATATAGATTGGTGTACACAATTTAATGAAAAGTTCGCCGAGTTGATTATTGATGAGTGTATTGCTTTGAACCTTAAAGAATTGCCGTTTGTTGCATTTGACCGATTGCTGAATAGTTATAATGAACACTTTGGAATGAATGATGAATAAACGTGTTTTTATTTTTGAACAACCTGTCACCACAAAAGGTGAAAGGCCACAGTTGATTGCTTTCCCTGAAGATAAAATTCAATTTTTTGAATCACAGAGAGGGTCTGAAAATTGTTTTCTGTCTATTAATGGTTTGACTGTCGTTGGTTCTTTTGATGATCTTGTTAAACAATTGGGTACAAGGATAGATTTATGAAAGTTGTTATCAATCGTTGTTATGGTGGATTTGGTTTGTCTGATAAGGCTACTCAGCGTTATGGTGAACTAAAAGGTCTCAAATTGGTTTGGGAGAAAAGTGATTGTGATTATAATGACTACTACATCGGTGAAATATCAAACGATACCTATTTTAGTTGTTACAATATAAAACGTGTAGATCCAATATTGATTCAGGTTGTGGAAGAGTTGGGTGCTGAGGCTGATGGCAAATATGCTGAATTGGCTGTCGTAGAAATTCCTGATGATGTGGAATGGCAACTTGAAGAGTATGATGGGCGAGAGTGGGTTGCTGAGAAGCACCGTGCTTGGTATTGAGGAGAATATATTATGATGCCTGCTGGTACGTATTACGTTGGTGATTTGTGTTATGTGATGAGTGATGAGGATTGGGATAAAGTTTGTGACATTACCACGAATGATGGAGATTGTCGGTCTGGCGAATTTGAAATGCCTGATGGGCGCAGATTCGCCATGTACCAAACCAAGTATGGTGATGGATCATACCAAGACCAACGTAGGAATATCTACTTCGTTGATTCTGGTACGATTGGTTGTATTCTTATGTCTGACCTTGAATCTGGCAAATACGGTGAAGGAGTTGAAAACTATTCAGCCGTTATCACCTTTGATAAAGAATTTTCAACAAGTTATTCTAATGGTATGATTTGTTTTGGTGGTGTCTGTGTTGATACTTCCCGTGATTGTGAATGCGAAGACGATTATGAGTTCTGATCCTAGTTTTTATGATGAATTAAAAAATAGTTTTCCAAAAATGTGTTCAAGCATCTATGGTGGTGTTTGGATTGGTGAAGGCTGGAAACCAATTGTTCGTGCATTGTGTGCCAACATTCAAAATCATATTGATACTACGAATCGTTGGCGTGCTCAGTATCGCCCAGAATTAGAACAAATAGAACAAGTGACCGTTGAACAAATCAAAGAAAAGTTTGGTGGGCTACGATTCTATTATTCTGGCGGTGATGAGTATATCAATGGTTTGGTTGAAATGGCTGAATCGTGGGCCGACAACACTTGTGAAACCTGTGGAAAACCAGGCGAAGTTCGTGATAATTTTGGTTGGATGATTACTCTATGTGATGAACATCATCAAGAAAGGTTGGATTCTAAAAATGGACGCACCTAATACTGTATATGAATTCCCATTCTACCTAGAAGCATGGTTGTATTGTAGGCGTAATGGATTGGATCCTAAGGTAATCCTTAAGAAAGATTTTAGAACATGGATGATTCACCTGTAAAATTAAAACAACACGAAATCTCTAGAGGCACTCTAGATAATATTTTGTTGTCGTTGTTGGGCTCAGATACTATGGTTGCTAGATGGTGGCTGAGCCCCAATCTTTCTTTTAATATGATGACACCAAATGAAATGATGGGCAAGGATCCAAATCGTGTTAAATCATATATACTTGGTCAGTTGAATGGAGACTATTCATAATGTTGGACGTTATTAAACTACCCGCACCGCAGGCCTCATATTATACGGCAGACCAAATGTTGGAATATGCCAATCAAGTATCACAAGCATACAAGGATGAAATTCTAAATCTCAAGAGTAAACTTGCTGATGTAGAATATGATTTGTATTTGTTTCGTATGATTGCGAATCATGGTTTGGATATTCGCCCCAATTCAAATGATTTTGACCACTTCAATCAGTATCATAATAAGCTTTTAGCTCTATTAGAAAAGACAAATGAAACTGTCAGATATTAAAAGTGGTAACACCGTCATGCTCAGTGACGGGTTACAATACACCATATTAGATAATAATATTGGTGTCACCAGATTGGTAGTATCAGCCAATAACAATACAGTATATCGCATTCAAAGTTATGAAATTGAAATGGTCAATATTGACGGCGTATGGCATTATATTGCTCTTAGCGATAAACAAGAAATGTTAAAACAACAAGTGGAATCGTTGTAAAAAAACAACATTCGTACCGGATTGGTCAACTATTGTTGCCAACCGCCTTGGTTGTGATACAATACTTGTATTCGTTGAACAGGAGTTGTTATGCCCCGTGGTGTCCCTAAGTCTGGTTTCCGTATGACCAAGAAGCGTATGGCCAAGGCCAATGATTTTGTTGCGCCTGTGGTTGTAGAGTCTCGCTTCTCTATCAATGAGCGCTTTGGCTTCGTTTCCGACATGGTTATGATGTTGGTTGCCGGTGAGCAGGCGTCCGTTGTGGTGACTGGTCCTGGCGGTCTAGGCAAGTCCTATACCGTCACCAAGACACTGGCCGCTGCCGGTTTCACGGATGTCTCCAGTCTCGAAGAATTCGCTGTTGGTGAGCGTATCCCTAAGTCCTTCACGGTCATCAAGGGTTACTCTACACCCAAAGGCCTGTATCGTACCTTGTATGAGAATCGTAACGGCGTGATTGTGTTTGATGATTGTGATTCCGTGCTGCGTGATCCTGTTGCACTCAATCTGCTCAAAGGTGCGTTAGATTCATATGAGCGCCGTATTATCTCTTGGCGTGCTGATATTCGTGATGAAGATTTGCCTACCGCTTTTGAGTTCAAAGGTCGTGTGGTGTTTATCTCCAATTTGTCTACGGCTCAAATTGACCAAGCCATTATCTCACGTTCAATGGCTGTTGATTTGTCTATGACCACTCAGCAGAAGGTTGACCGTATGCGGTTCCTTTTGTCTTCTGGTGATTTTATGCCTGAGCATACCATGTTGCACAAGTCGGAAGCTCTTAATCTTATTGAGTCTCTACAAGATAAGGTCAAAGAGCTGTCGCTGCGTACACTCATTCAGGTTACCAAAATTCGCAAAGGTGGCGGTACCAACTGGCGCAATCTTGCCGAATACGTGATGTGTGGTTGAGAGGTTGATTTTTTTATATAATGGAGGTTATGATGAGTGATATTAAAGCTGTTCCTGGTTTTCCTGATTATTTGATTTCAAAATCTGGTGAAATCTTTTCAACTAAGAGGGGCAGTTATAGACAACTAAAGCCATGTGTGACAAATGGTTTTTATCAAGTATCTTTGTTAAACAAAAAATCTAGGCGTACCTTTCAATTACATCGATTGGTTGCTATGATGTTTGTGGATAATCCTGACAATTTTAATACTGTTAATCATTTGGACGGCAATAAGTTGAATAATGATGTTGCAAATTTGCGGTGGTCGAATCGCCGTTTGAATGAAGAGTCTTTCTCAAAAACTACTTTGTTTGATCACATTTTTAATAAAAAAGAAAAGGATCTACAAAGTCGTTTGACAATTTTGGAACGTGTGCATAGTGTTTGTGAAAAAGAACCAGATTTGTTTTATGCAATATATAAAACTGTGATGACAGGAGTTAATTGATGTTGAATAGAAACGCAAAGGCATTTATTGCCGCCGCTGAAGAAGCTTATGGTGTTGGTGCGGTACTGACCCGTGATACCATTGCTTCAATCGTTGAAGAGAAAGACGTACCATATCCTCATTGGTTGGTGACCAAATCACAATACCGTTTTGATCGTGGTCGTTATAAGTTGCCAGATATTGGCAATAAACCCAAACAGAAAGAAGAACCTGTGCAAGGACCAGAATATGCCATGGCCATGGCGGCACAAGTGATTGCTCTGCGTCAACCAAAATTGATTGATGAGAGTGATAGCTCTGTACCTCCTAAATTCCCTGATTATGTTCCTTTTGGATTCTACAATGACCTCATGAATATTGTGAAGTCAAAAGAATTCTATCCTGTTTTTATTACTGGTCTATCTGGTAATGGTAAGACCTTGATGGTTGAACAGGTTTGTGCCGTGATGAATCGTGAGTGTATTCGTGTCAATATCTCTATTGAAACGGATGAATCTGACCTGCTTGGTGGTCCTACTCTGGTGAATGGTAACGTGGTCAACCGTGATGGTCCTGTGATTACTGCAATGAAACGTGGTGCCATTCTGTTGATTGATGAGGTCGACCGTGGTTCTAATAAGTTGATGTGTATTCAAGGTATTCTTGAAGGCAAACCATACTACAATAAGAAGAATGGTGAGGTCGTTTATCCTGCATCCGGCTTTAATGTGATTGCAACGGCAAACACCAAAGGCCAAGGCAGTGATGAAGGCCGATATCTTGCACAGATTCTGGACTCTGCATTCTTGGAACGTTTTGCAATTACAGTTGAACAAGAATTTCCTGATGTTAAAACGGAAAAGAAGATTCTTGCACCGTTGATCCATGATAAGGAGTTCATTGACAATCTGGTACAATGGGCTGATGTGGTTCGCCAATCGTTTGAGCAAGGTGCAGTTGATGAGATTATCTCCACTCGCCGTCTGGTGCATATTGCAAAGGCATACAAGATTTTTGGTGATCGTATGAAGGCAATTGAATTGTGTGTGGCACGTTTTGATTCTGAGACCAAAACTGCATTCATGGACCTTTATAGTAAGGTTGATTCTAAAGTTTCTGAACAAGAAATTGTAGAACCAGCTGCACCAAAAGATCAAGAAATTCCATTCTAAATGGTAATAATACAGAAAATGGTTGCCAACATTCCATTTCTGTGTTACAATGACTATGTTGGATTTTATTATATGTTTTTGAAAGGAGTCTTAAATGGCTAATACTGTTCGTAAAGGTAAAGTGAATCGTCACGAGAAGATTACTCAAGTTCTACTCTCTGGTAAACCCGTTTCACCTGGTGAAATTCTTGCAGTGTTCAAGGGCACTGACCAAGAAGCCGTGTTGTATCGCTTGAGTACCAACATCTATAACATCCGTAAAGATGGTGGTGTTGTTAAGGTGATTAAGAATGGTCGTAAGGTTGAAGCATATCAACTGTTGAATGCTGATGAGTTTGATGCTAATGGCCGTTATGTTGGTAAGAATTCGGTGACTACCACCGCCTCTGCCGTTGCGCCTGTGAAGCCTGTTGCACCAGTTCAACCTGTTCAACCAGTTAAGCAGACTGCCACTCAAACTGTGTCCGCTTAAAAGGAGAAACGCATGGCCACCATTATCAAATCGGAATGGCATCAAGTTGAAACCCGTCAAATTTTGGAGTTGGATGTAGATATTCTATCTCAAATTTATCCTGACAATTCAACAGAAGAGATTGAAGAGCTCTTGTCTAGAATTGAAAACGGTGAAATTGATATTGAGATTGTGTTACAAGAAGCCGACTTTGAAGGTGTAGACCTTGATTGGGAACCAACTGATTATGAAGATTGGTGGTCATTACGTAAAGGTGGATATGAAGTCACTTATGAAGTTGAAGGAGTAGAATGATGGCACAATGGAAAGTAGAACCTGTATTCAAGAAATCGGTTATTGAACGCAACTTCATCAGCAATGATGATACTACCATTGTGGTAGAAACTGGTTGGCGTTGGGGTGAGTTTCTTGTAACCACTGAAGATGACAATCCTCCTAAACTTGAGGCTGGTGTGGATATCTTCAACTGTGAATATGAAACAGAGTTGATTGAAACATGGGATGGTTGTTGGGAAGATGTTGATCTTGACGCCTGTGATGATGAAACCCGTGAATGGCTAGAAGAATTCTTTGAAGAGAATAATTGGCTTGACCTTGAAGAGCATGGTTGGTATGGCAGTGAAACTACCATGACCATTGACTGTGACCTCAAGATGACCAAGTTGAATGAGGATGGCACTGATAGTGATGTGGTCGTATACAGTGGAGAAAATCCTAATAGTGGAAGTGATTGATAAAAGAAAGATAATCAATGAAAGTCGCAGTATGCTCAGACCTGCATTTGGAATTTGGACCGATTTCTCTGGAAAATACCGAGAATGCGGATGTCCTCATTTTGTCAGGAGATATTCTTGTTGAAGCATCTTTACGATTCATTGATGATCCAATGCCTACGCAAATGGCAATTTCTAATAAGTATCATACCTTCATGCAAGAATGTTCTGAGCGATTCCCTCATGTTATTTACATCGCCGGGAACCATGAACATTACCATGGTGATTTTGGCCACACTATTCGAAATCTTCGTGACAAGTTTGCTTATCTGGATAATGTTCACATTCTAGATAAGACTACTTTCAAACTGAATGAATATGTGTTTGTTGGTGGTACTTTGTGGACCGATATGAACAACGAGGATCCAATTACTCTTCATGCTATGAAAAGTATGATGAATGATTTTCGTTTGGTGATGAACAACAAACATAATCAGCCAGTTAAGTTCTTACCAGAAGATGCAGTAGAAGACCACAGAATGATGATGGATTTTATTCGTGTTTGTATTGAATGCCTGCCCACACACAAGTTTGTGGTGGTTGGTCACCATGCGCCGAGTAGGCTTTCTACTCATCCACGATATAAAGATGAACAAGTCATGAATGGTGGTTATTCTTCTGAATTGTCTGAGTTTATTCTTGACCATCCACAAATTAAACTGTGGACTCATGGGCATACTCATGAGCCATTTGATTACATGATTGGTGATACTCGGATTGTGTGTAACCCACGTGGTTATATCAACTATGAAGGGTGTGCTGATAATTTTAAGCTGCAATTCATCGAGGTGTGATATGAGTGATACTGATTTTCAAATCAAAAAAGAAGAAATGAAACGTGCATATGATGAAAAAATGGCAAGAAATTGGATTCGCATTACAGATTTAATGCTTAAAGAAATGTTGGATGAAGAAGGTTATCCAACTGAAGCAGCACTTGAAATCATTGAGTTGTGGCCATTTGAACGTACATTAGGTTGGTTTGATTTTATAAAAGATTTGTGGGCCTATACCGATTGGGGTTGGCGTGAAAACGAAGAACCTCATGAATATCGTAAAAATACAATGGTACGCCGGTTTAAAATTTCAACTGCTGGTTGGTCTGGTAATGAATTATTGATTCGCCATATGGAGAAGAATGTTGCAGTATGGCATACTACCTGGGTGCAATCACGCCGTGGTGGGCACTATATTTTTGAATGTGTAATTGGAGATGAAAATGTCTAAAATGTACTTGGTTGAAACCGTTTCTATTTTTCGTCATCGTTATGTCGTAGAGGCCAAAGAAAAACAGCATGCTCTTGATGAGGTCGTTTGTTCTATTGGTGGTGTGGTAGATGATTGGCAAGAGTTTTCGCAACAACATGTAGATGAATGCATTACTTCTTCACGTGAGATTGATCGTGAAGAATATCTACGTTTGTTTGCTGAAGACAATGCTTATCTTTCTTCGTGGGAAGAAGAGATGAAATTTAAGTTTGTTAACAAGATTGTTTATGAGGGCTGAAGATGAAAGTCTATATTAGTTCTTACCGTTATCATTGGCTTTCTCCATATACTATCTTGGAGAAGGTCTTGTTTTGGAAAGATTGGGAAAAAATTGAGTATGAAGAGCCATGGGTAGAGAAATGGGCTAACCGTATTCTGCCATTCTCCACTGCATTGCAAAAGGCTTTGGATTTCATCCACCCAAAGGTTAATTATGTGAAGATTGATTATTGGGACACCTGGTCAATGGATCGTACTTTGTCTTATATCATTCTGCCTATGCTGAAACAGCTGAAAGCAACAAAGCATGGTGCACCACTTGTGGATGATATTGATGTGCCTGATGAATTGAAATCAACCAATGCGCCACCTAAAGAAAATGAGTATGATGTGGATGCGTATCACTTTGATCGTTGGGACTATGTACTCAATGAAATGATTTTTGCTTTTGAAAACAAAGTGGACGATTCATGGGAAGAAAAATATCATACCGGTAAAATTGATTACAAGTTTGTTAAAAGTGAAAAAACATTCTTTAATCCGGTGACAAAACAAGATGAAAGTGTGTATGAATCGGTCAAAGGGCCAAATGACACTTATCATTATGATTCCGATGGTGCAAAGAAAGAGCATGATCGTATGGCAAATGGTTTCCGACTATTCGGAAAATATTATGAAGGTTTGTGGGACTAAAAGGAGAAAATGATGTATCAACCAAATGAAGAAGTTATTTTGCGGCGTGCTCAACCTCAAATTAGAGTGGAAGCAGAACCGCCAGAGGTAAGAAATGATAATACTCTTGGATTGTATTTGTCGAAACTCAATCAGCAAATTGAATCCCTTGAAGTTTATTTGTCTAAACTTGAAGATAAGTTGTCATTTGTTTGTGTGCAGGATTTGGCGATGAAGTCTGTGGACAAAACTTTTTTTTCAAATCCTACTCGGCCACAATCACCTGCTTTGGAGTTAATTGAAAATATGCAATATAAGATGGATTCGTTGCAAAGCCAAGTGGTGATTATGATTGATAAAGTTCAGGTATGATTTCAATCGTACACCATATCTCCGCTAAACGTAGGTTGACAGAGGCACAAAAGACCATTATAATGTTGGGTGGCGAAAATGAAGCACCTAACCAAATATTGGCCCAGCGTGATATGATTATGCGAGAGGTTAAATATTATGAAGAACGTGCAAGCGTCATGGTCATATTTTTGATTGCGCTTGTAGTTCTAGGCAGCGTTTGTTATGGCATGTATTCACGTTTAACTTAGGAGTATTCTGATGAACAAACTATTTTTGTGGTTCGGTAAAAATACAGTCAACTTTTTAATGGGTGTTGCAATCGTATTCAGCCTTGTAGCAGGCTGGTTCGTTGCGGATAAGTATAAAGATCATATGCCAAAGTTCCCTTTAGAGGTTGCTGAATTCAAAGGTGGGATTCAGAATCACTTAGTGTGGTCCATGAAAGGTGAGTGTTATTTTGTACGTGCAGTGACGGAACAAACTGTGTTACTGGTACGTGTGGAAGACTGCGATAAAAAATAAAGAAAGGAAATATTATGTCTTTGTTCGTTGAAGTGAATTCTGCTGAGAAGAATTGCCCTGTGATTGTTAATCTGGATGCAGTTGTTGAAATTGCACCATTGGTTACTGGTGGCTGTGTTATCTTCTTTGCAGACTCAGCCGGTATGAATTCACGTACTGGCATGAAAGTATCTAATGAATATAGTGAGTTTAAGCAATTCGTTATGCAGACCGTTTCTGCTGATGACATTGCAAAACGATTCCCTAAAGTTCAGAGCGAAACACCAAAAGAAGAAAAGCCTGTAAAGATGGAGAAGTTCAAGATTCCTAAACTATGAACGATATCTTAGGAGATATATTCTCATGGATTAAAGATGATTGGGTATCAAACCGTCTACGTTTTGTTGTTGAGCTTCTTGCTTGGGCATTTTCTATTGGATGCTCTATTACCATGGCGCTCACGGTACCCAATCCTCCACTCCTTGCTTTATATCCTGTGTGGATCAGCGGTTGTGCTATGTATGCTTGGGCTGCTTGGAGTCGTAAATCTTTTGGCATGTTGGCTAACTATATTCTGCTCACCACCATTGATAGTGTTGGCTTGATAAGGATGATTGTATGAGTTTTCATTTTGGCTCTTTGAAATCTGTTTATAATATCTTTAATGTGGATCAGCCTGTCTTTTCTACGCATATGACAAACGTAACGGCACCTATCGGTGCAGTTGGTAGTTCTAATCCATCTGGCGCAATTAAATCCGATCCGAAAGTAAAGGTGAATATGGCTGTGCCTTTGTCTTATGAGTTTAGAGTGGCTGAACACGTAGATGGCAAAGGCAATATTGTCAAAGTTGGATTACAATTAAAAGTGACAGAACATGATCCATGCACAGGGTATGCCGTATGCCTTTATGATTGGCAAGATGTTGAACGAGTGAGGATTCCAGTATGAACCGCAATCAAGCTATTGATATTCTTGGCCGCACCGGCGAAAAAATTATTGCCAACCTGTTGGCACGGGAAGGCCTTATTGTCCAGGAATCCATCAACCACTTCGATTCGGAGAAAGATTTCCTGGTCGATGGAAAAAAGGTTGAGGTGAAGACGGAACAACCCTACGTACTTAAAAATGCATTTACCTTCCGGGAAAACCAACTGAGGAAATGTAGGAATGTGGATGTGTTGTATTTTGTCTCCATTCCACCATTATTTGATAGAAATTACCGTTGGGGTGGCTGGATTTTTCGTGCCAATCCACAAGAATTCAAGTATAATCCATATACTACGAAAAGTGGTCTACGAATGATTGCTGTGCCTATTGACCAAGAATCCATGGTGCCAATTTGTCGTATGAATGATTCTGAAATTAATGAACTAATGAAATATGCCGAATCAGCTTATGCACGATAAGGAATACTGTGAATATCTTCTATCTTGATCCTGATCCAAAAGTTTGTGCTCAGATGCACAATAACAAGCACGTTGTTAAGATGATTATTGAGTATGCACAACTCATGTCTACTGCACACCGTGTAATTGACGGCACAGAATATACCGACCTAACTGCAAATGGTCGGCGCATCAAACGTTGGCGCCTCGATGATGAACGTGAACAATCTCTCATGAAGGCTTCACATATCAATCACCCATCGGCTATCTGGTGTCGTGAGAATCTGGCCAACTATCGTTGGCTGTTCCGTATGTGGTCAGATTTACTTGATGAGTATACGTATCGTTATGGTAAAGTTCATGCGTGTGCAAGACTCAAAGATGTTTTGCGTTTCCCACCAAACAAAATCAAAGTTGATGAATTCTTTGCACCAACACCCGCAATGCCATCTGAATTGAAAGTGATGGCTGAGGATCCTCTGCCTGGTCGCAAATATGATTCATTGAAATCATATCACAATTATTACAATGTTGCTAAACGTGGTTTTGCTTCCTGGAACGGCAAAATCAATTCACGTCCTACTCCAAGCTGGTATTCTGTGTGAAGTATTATTCAATATCATTTCCTGGTGAGTATGGCCAGGATGTAGTTGAAACTTGGTCTGAAGACCAGATCATAGAATCATATTACAAATATTGGTCAGGTAAGATGATTCAAAATGTACCTAACTGTGATTTGTGTAGAGAAAGATGTATTGATGATTGGTGTGTCGTACATTGGGCAATTGAAGTTCCTAAACCTGGTTATATGGAGTGATTATGAGTTTGGATGGAAAAGAAAAAGTGCTTTTTGTTTTTGGTGCCATTTTTCTTTCTGTGGCATTTAGTTTTCTATTGAGTCTGCCTGTAATGTGGTTGTGGGATATTGTGATGCCTGCACTATTTAAATTGCCAGAAATTACATGGTTTCAATCTTGGTGTCTGAGTCTGCTTTGCAATTTACTCTTCAAGTCAGAACTTTCATTTAAGAACAAAGAAGAATAATTTAACTATATATGGTTGTAATTAACTTGGAGGAAAAGTGCCGACATATACTTTCTTGAATAAAGATACAGGTGAAGTAGAAGAACATTCTATGTCTTATACAAAGTTGGATGAGTTCAAAGAATTGAATCCCAACCTTGAGAGACATTTTTCTGTTGATACTTTGCCTAGTTTTGGTGACTCCATGCGTATGTCCGTACCAGGATATGGCCAGGGTGTTGCCGCTTTTGAACATGGTGTAATTGATAGAATTAAACAGTCCGTGCCAGGAAATAATCTACACAAGACGCACAAAACAAAAGCGCCGAGGGAATGGTAATGGCACAAATTCCAGCATTATTTTTGCCACCAAGGGGGAAGAATGGTAAGAAAACCTCCATGAAAAAGAACACTTCTAATGTATCAATTGGTAACAATGGAGGTGTTCATGAGCGAAAAGAAAAGAAAAACAAAAGCACAGCGTATCTATTCCTTCCTTTCAAGCAAGAAAAGGGTACAGCAGGACCTGATAGAACAATATAAATATGAGAGGGAACAGGAGTTATTAAGTTTATTCCTGTCACACTATAGAGACACCACAAAATATTAGTTATGTTTAATTATGTACCAGTAAAAGAATTGCCGTCACTGTCGTCTGTCACTCAGCCAGATGGCAAAAGATATTACACATTACCCAACGGTAAAAATGTTCCTTCTGTGACCACCGTTATTGGTGCCATGAAGAAACAATCCATATTGGAATGGCGTAAACGTGTAGGCGAAGAAGAAGCAAATAGAATCTCTCGCACTGCGGCCAGTCGTGGTACAAACACACACAAACTCATTGAAAACTACCTGAACAATGAGCCTCTCGGCGACAACATAATGCCAGATGCCAAGACGATGTTTTTAAGTTTAAAGCCACTTCTAAACAACATCAATAACATACACTACCAAGAGGCCGCATTGTGGTCGGAAACGATTGAATTGGCTGGTCGTGTAGATTGTATTGCTGAGTATAATGGTGTATTGTCGGTTATTGATTTTAAAACCTCCAAGAAAATTAAAACAAAAGAAGATATACCAGATTACTTTGCACAATGCACTGCATATGCGTTGATGTATGAGGAATTGGTAGGTGTTCCAATTAATCAGTTCGTTGTGCTGATGGGTGTAACTGATTGTCCTCCTTTGGTTTTTATTGAAAAAACAGAGGATCACATAAATACCTTAATTGAACACATCAATTTCTATAAAAAAACGCTTGACAAATAAATAATAGACCAGTATAATCTGGTACTATGGTTGTATGAAGCAACGTGGAGACAAGCAAGACGGCGGGGCAGTACCGCCCAGGTCCACCATAAGAGTTTAGGTCTGCGCCGTGCGGTAATGAAGATGACTAAGGGATCACGGACATCCATTTAATCTAAGCCTAAATTCTTATGATGGGCCTGAAATAGTTTCGATTGCGTGGGTATATGAAGTGGACAACTCGGTAGGCGATGACCGTAAATCAAGCAAAACGATAAATGCAAACGATGAAAAGTTCGCATTAGCAGCCTAATTACTGCTTAGGGTTCGGTGGGTTCCTCGTAACAGAATACCCACCACATGTTTAACAACAAGGAGTTTATTTTGAAGAAAACAATTATTGCTCTCACAATGGGTACTTTGATGGGCGCCGTATCTGCTGCTACAGTCAGTCTAGATGTGGATCATGTCAAAGATGACAAGACTCATGCCAAGAGCACTGCACAATATTTGCGTGTGAATGGCACAGTTGACGGCCTAGACCTTGGTCTTCAGGCTCGGACAGCCACCTTCGCTAAAGGTGGAATGGTGAATAGTCTTGAATTGACCGCTGGCTCTAAGATGGGTCCTGTTGCCGTATTTGGTGGTGTAGGATTTGACAATGGTTTGAATGGTGTTAAGCCATTTGAGTATGGGCTTCTTGGTGCATCTATGGGTGCCAAGTTCGGTGTTCTGAATACGTTTGCCGGTGTTAAGACCCGTGTAAATTTCAACTCTACAAATCCTAAGCAAACTGTAATGTTTGCAGGTGCCACTATGCCTGTTACCAAGGGTCTTTCTCTTGATGCTGGCGTTAGCAAGAGTTTCCAGACAATCAAAGAGACCGCTGTTGGTCTAGGCGTAAGCGCCAAGTTTTAATCTAATAGGAGTTTAATATGAAATCAGTTATCGCACTTGTATTGGCTGCTTTTGCTGCCTCTTCTTTTGCTGCCGATGCTGCTAAGCCAGCTGCTGCCGCTTCTGCTGCAGCTCCTGCTTCTGCCGCTTCTGCTGCTAAGAAGGAAGAAAAGAAAGCCGAGAAGAAGGCTGCTCACGAAGCTAAGAAAGCCGAAAAGAAGGCTGAAGCTGCTTCTGAAGCCAAGAAGTAATCTTCTCACAGTTTTGCCGGGTCTGTAAAACCCGGCCAACCAAACACAAAGAACTATGATTAAGAAAACACTACAAGCATTTGCCTTGTTTGCTGTCTTATTCTTTTCATATTTTGCTACGGTTTCGGTGACAGAGAAATTGTACCACAAGCATGTGGAATATCAAATACGAAAAGATTACACCAGACAAGTAGAATGCCTCGCCAAAAACATATATTATGAATCGGCAACTGAGCCGTATGAAGGCAAACTGGCGGTCGCACAAGTGACCATTAATCGTACTAACAATCCGAATTTTCCGTCAGATTTTTGTTCGGTCGTTTATGAAAGAAACGAAAAAACCTGTCAATTTTCATGGACTTGTATGCAGTCATATGTAAAACATCCAGATGAATACACTTGGGAAGAATGTATGAACATTGCAAAGATGGCCATGTTAAAACCAGCGTTGCATCGTGAATTGGCTTTCTCTAAAGCAATTTATTACCATGCAACTTACATATCACCTGGCTGGAAAAACGTAAGAATGGTTAAGAAAATCGGTTCTCACGTTTTCTATACTCCGGCATAAAAGATGGCGCAAGTCCGAAAGGGCTTGCCTCTTTTCTTTTTTCACTATACAATCCCATCACACTAACTCTCTGTTATATTATGCCAACCAGAAATGAAATTAATGATTTTAGTTTGATGATTGATAACCTTGCTGAAGATTTAATCTGTACAAGAATGGATGCAATCATTCATCACTGTGAAAAAACAGGAATGGAATTAGAAGTAGCCTCTACACTCATATCTGCTGCACTTAAAGCCAAGATTCGTGAAGAAGCCGAAGAACTTAATCTACTACGTTCCACATCTAAATTACCACTTTGATTACTGATAACTCAGGGTTTGCGGCCTATAATTTGTATCAGGCCATCAAACTCCATTTCACCTCCAGTTACGATTATTTCAAGTACAATGGCAAGACCAATGTATCTCAAGACTCGTTTATGCGTAACAAGTCTAAATATTCCTTTTATAAATTGTCTAGGAAATATTCCTATGACGAACTAAAAGATTATTACCTGTCAAATTTCGTATCACATGATGTGAATTGGGTCGGTGAAATTACCGGTGCAGAAGGTGAAGAGACGTACAAAAAGTGGCAGAAAAGAATCCAGGGCTTGACATATCTCTTCGAACAAGATACAATGCGTGTCATGGATTCGGTGAATTCTCCTAATGAACTACTGGCAGTTAAAGATGGGCAATATCCAAAACTGTTGGTATTGTCACAACAAGGAGACATTGCAATTGAAACCTTGGTCATCATGAATGATTTGATGAATTTCTTCCCGATGTGGGATAAAAAAATATCTGATAACATCATATGGCCATCGTACAAAAACAAGTGCATAAAGTATTCGCCATTTTTAAATTACGATAGACAAAAGTTCAAAACTATTTTACGAGAAAGTATAGAAAATCATGCCGAAGTTTAGCATATGCAAAATCTATCTTGATATGGATGGTGTCATTTCCGACTTCAGTAAAAGGTATGAAGAACTTTATGGTGAAACACCAGAACGCCATGATAGTTCCAAAAAATTCAACAAGAACTTTTCGGATTTTATTGAAGGTGGGCATTTTGCAACATTGGATCCTATGCCAGGTATGATGTTGTTGGTTGATTTCCTACGCAAGGCACCAGTGCCAACAGAGATTTTATCTTCAACCGCAAGAGAAGATAGACACCATGAAATCGCCAGACAAAAAATGGTGTGGTTGCAGACCCATGGTATTACATTCAAACCTAACTTTGTTCCTGGTAAAAAATTAAAGAAGAACTATGCTTCTATGGATTCTCTGATTATTGATGATACCGAAAGTGTGATTGGTGATTGGATGAAAGAAGGTGGTCATACCATTTGGCATCAGAATGTCCCATCAACACTGGCAATCTTGAAGACAATGTTTTGACTTCACCTAAATAAATGTATATAATGTACAAGGTGGATAATCCGTTAACAAACCGTTTATATTCCGTTTATACGAAAGGATAATTATGAGCTCATTTGCAAACCTCAAGCGCCAATCTGGCAATCTTGACAAACTCACGAAAGCTATTGAAGCACTCAATGCTTCATCAGAGGGATCTGATAGCCGTGACAACTACTGGAAACCTGAAGTTGACAAGTCCGGCAACGGCATGGCAACTCTTCGTTTTCTTCCTGCATCTCCCGGTGATGGTGATGATGCTCTGCCATGGGTGAAAGTATTCTCTCATGGATTCCAAGGTCCTGGTGGCTGGTTGATTGACAACTGTCTGACAACCAAGAATCAACAATGCCCTGTGTGTGAGCACAATAACAAGTTGTGGAACTCTGGTATTGAAGCCAACAAGGAAATTGTGCGTAAACAAAAACGTAAGTTGAATTATATCGCTAACGTTTACATTGTGTCTGATCCTAAGCATCCTGAAAATGAGGGTAAGGTCTTCCTGTACAAGTTTGGTAAGAAAATCTTTGACAAACTGAATGAAGCCATGAACCCACAATTTGAAGATGAAACACCTATCAATCCGTTTGATATGTGGAAGGGTGCTAACTTCAAGCTGAAGATTCGTAAGGTTGAAGGATATCAGAACTACGATAAGTCTGAGTTTGAATCTCCTGCACCATTGTCACAAGATGATGATGAACTGGAAAGAATCTGGAAGATGGAACACACTCTGAAGGATCTTGTTGATGACAAGCAATTCAAACCTTATGATGAACTTAAATCTCGTCTGGAGAAAGTTCTTGGATTGAATGGTGATGTACCTGCAGCACGTACTACTGTTGAACAGATGCGATCTGCACCTAAGGTATCACGCCCTGAGCCAGAACTAGAATCTGATATGGACGATGATATGGCCTATTTTAGTAAGTTGGCCGAAGACTGAACCGTGTGAAGGCAGTGCAACCCCGCTTCGGCGGGGTTTTTTATTTTATACTACTCTTGTGCTATAAACAAGCATTCTTCTGAATGTGGGCTCAGTATTTCTTACCGAGATTTTATCCAATTTGAATAAATCTGGTTGTGATATTTTCTTTATTATCTTTGTTGGTTCTTGTTTGTTGACAACTGTTTTTTCTAAAGGATTTACCGGATTCAAGAACTGTCGAATATTTAAATCTTGATTTTCTTTTGACATTGAAGTGACAGCCTGGCTAACCTTTGTGGAATCCATAGCTTGTATTCTTGGTTCTTCATTCTTAACTAAATTTTCTACTTTTAGTGTTTGTTTCAAATTACCTTCTTTGTCATATTTGTCACCGTATTGACTATCCCATTGTTTTTGTGCCTGCGACAGTTTATTTTTTTCCATCTGATATTGTACAGCACCAACTTTACCAACTTGTGGCAAAGATGATTCGTCCGGTCTAGCACCTACTTTTTCAGGTAAAGCGACTCCAGATTCAATCTGTTGTGGAGTTAACTTTTGTGCTGATGGAGTCGTTGCAGAATTTTGACGCAACCATTCTTCTTGTTTTTGTTTTTCTTTAGCCACCAAGTCTTTACGCATACCGCTAGGATCATAATATTCTGCAAATTTTTTATCCCAATTAATTGCACGAGCACCTGCACCTTCCGGTCTCGTAGGTACTTCTGTGGCCATATTCTGCATCACTTTAATTGATACTGGCTGAGTTACGGGACCTCTTTCTTTTAATTCTTTTAGTGAACTTTCCAACTTAGAACGCCCACCTAGCTTTTTCATTTCAGCTTCATCATTACGATCCAGTATGGCCTGTATTTTTTCTGGTGATCCCAAATCATCAATTATTTTACGTAAGTTTTCTTCACCACCATAATGCTTAATGTCATCTGGTAAACCAGATTTTAAAACTTCTGCGGCTTCTTGTGCAGATAAAGCCCTTGTATTTGGTGTTGCTTTATTCAACCTATTTAAAAATTCACTTATTGCCATGCCAGCCAATATTGCAGCACCAAAAGCCAAAAATGCAGGATGCATGAACAGTCTGGCTAACCACGGTCCTATTTTGGAAAGTGCCCGCACCCATTCGAATGCTTGCATAATGTTTTCTATGAGTCCCATTATTTTTCCAAATGGATCATTTTCTTCAGCTTCTTTTTTACTTGTGACACCAACACCAGAAGATTTTAAAATTGCTTTTATGAGTTCGTCATGCCTCTTTTGTTTTTCATTCTGTTCTTCTTCTTTGAAATTCTGTAATTTTTCAAATCGCAACATATCTTTTTCATGTGTTTTTTTCATGAAATTAAATATGCGTTGTAACATTGCCGTATTTTGAGCTTGTGCCTGACCTTTAACAGCAGTCGCACTATTAACTTTACCGACATTACCGCCGGCTATATTTTTTAACAGTCGAGCATTTTGTGCAAAATATGTTATGTCTTTCTGACTTCTACCTAAAGCTTTACCTAAAAGTGCTGGACCCAAACTTGAACCGCCAGTCAAAGCTTTAGCCATGTTTAGTGGATCAAATTTTTCTTTAATGCCTGTAACATGCGCTTTGAACTTTTCAGAAATGCCGGCTTTAAATGATTCTTTAATAGATTTGCCGGAAGTAATTTCTGTTGCTATTACATCAGAGAGCTTTCTAGCTCTTATATTTGCGGCTTTACGGTATTCCATTTTAAGACATTCCTTGTGACTTTTCAATTATCGCAGGAGGAACGTATCTTACTTTTTCCGATCCTCTGCGCGCTGCAGGTGGTACAATAGCTGTTTGTGTGGGTGCTTGTGGCGTATTTCCTTCCAACTTTGCAGTTGTTTGTATACTTTGTTTAAGGTCCTTATTTTCTTTTGCTGCAGCAGATATTTTATCCGATATATTACCTGGAGGAGCAGGTACAGCTTCAGGAACCGCATCTACTCCTTTTCCTGCAAATTTACCCGAACCTTCATCGACACCTGTTTGGCCAGTAAATTGTAAGTGAAAATGGCCGCCCGTAGCATGTGCGGAGGGTCTGGCATATTCATCAATTACATAACCACCAGTTTGTTGTGCAAGTTTTTGTGCAAATTGTTGCCTTAAATCATCATTCGTGGCAATCTCTTTGGGTAATACAAAATCTACCGCAAGACCTTTTGTGTGTAATGAATTTGGAGCTTTTTCTGTGTGGAATTGGTCGTTGAATCCTGTGAACACAACACCCGGAACACTGTCTTTCACAACACCTGCTGCTTTTATAACAGTAGGTGAAATAAATGCTCTTTCTCTTTGTGTTGCACCAACTTTAATATTAAATCCCATACGAGATAGATCATCTTCAGAATACGAATTGTCGGATGATGGTATCGTTGAAGTCAGCGCAGCTCCGCCTAATATTCCAGCTGTGATACCAATCTTTGAAGTGAATTTTGATGATGAAAAAGTGGGAATTCCAGATGAAATTTTTGGTGTGGTTCTGGGGCTTGTTATTTTTTTACCAGAAATAAAAGTTTTTTTCGTTGATATTGGTCTGGTATATGGTTTTTTCTTAGTTTTAGGTTTAGATTCTGCTGATTTTTTTGGTCTGCTGGTTTTAATTTGTGTTGTTTTCTTCGGCGCCGCAGCCATACTGTTCACCGATTTATTATTTTCTCGTTTCTTTTTTTCCGGTAAAGATTTGGTAGTTTTCGAATCTTGTGGTTCTGCAATAGATTGCTCTATTTTATTTTGTTCTTTTTGTGCTCTGTCTGTCGTATCTTGATTGGCCGAAATTTTTTCTCCAAAGGCATCCAGTAATTCTTTATGTCTCTTATTTTCCAATATACCATCAAGTTGGTTTCTCTTTTCTTCTATCTCAAACTGTAATTGTTTAACTTCTTCCGCATCGAGCAAGAATTTATAAATTTTATCCAAAATTGTAGTTTGAGGAGAAACACTTTCCACATTTTCTGGAAGCGAATTAAAATTGAGCAACGAAGACACAATCGTCTTCATTGCATCTGATACGACAGGCTTTGCTGTTTCCATTTATTTTTTTCTCTGCATCTCTTTTAATTTTTGATTTTCTTCCTCAATATACTGTATTAATAAATTCACATAAATGTCTCTCTCCCACGGCAACATATTTTCGAGTTCGGTCAAGCTATATTTGTGGTGTTGCATTAAGGAGAAGTTCGTTGTATAATAGTTTCTCAAATCATCATGACGAAGTATTAACCGAAAAAACTTTCGAGCCCTTCCACATCAATATTGTGGTCGAATCCACATTTACCACACTTCATACGAATAGTTTGTTTTAATCTTGGTAAATTTGTAAAGAATTTTTCTACCTGATTGAATTGGTCTTGTCTCATAGACTCTATAAAATCTTGCAATTCTTTTGTTGTCTGTTCTTTTGCATAATAATATTGCTCGCCATCATAAACCCATTCAATACTCTGTGCAATCAAAGCAAATGTAAGATCGTTTGCATTATCATATTTTGAAAAATTCTTAATGAAACCAAATTCAGGATACTTAAATTTTATGGTCAATTTATCGTCCAGTTTAATTTCAGGTCCAACTTCTTCATTCATTTCAATTTTCATGTCAAGAAGATTTAATTTGTGTTCCATCAATCCACCACATTCTTTATTGTCTACAATGTTGGTGCATTTATATTTTGAATCGACAACCTCACCAACTGACCGTGCTCTGAGATTGATAAAATAATATTCAATGTCAACGATTGGCAAAACATCAATATTTACATTGTCAGTTAATGTACAGTTGTTCAGAATATCCTTGACTGCTCTCTGTACATCTTCCCCTTCATTTGATTCCATCGCCATCAAAAGATTCTTTTGTTCTTTGACAAGAAATGGTCTAAATTTAATTTTTTTCTTGGAAACAGGAAGTTTCAATTCATAGGTTGGTGTATCAATTTTCGGCAAAGCCATAATAACTCCTTCATTTCATGTATTAAATACCAGTTAGTGTTCGTTGTAATGAAGCTGGTGAAGTAAAATCCTTTTGTGAACTCGAACGCCAGTAGGTATAGGCAAAAGTAACTAAAAGTTTGTGAAACCCATCACTTGACCAATCCAAATCTAATTGATTAATAGAAATAGGATAAGCTTCAAACAACTGCACGGAATATGTTAGATCATCCAATGTGTTGTATTGGTTTATAGTTAAGATAGTGTCATAATCTTTTCTGTATGAAAAATCGTTTGTTTGCGTTGGGTTTATTATCTCTAACCAACTATCAAATATCTTTTTCTCACTCATCGCACTTTCAACAATCAATGTTAAATCAATATCGTTGTAAGTGGTCAAATATGGAAGTTTTTGTATAGGTCCATATGTTTTTTGTTCTGTTGTGGCCAGTGTTCTACCGGGAAGTTGAGCATTTTCACATCTAAAAGCTAATTGACGAGCAGCAAAAGTATCAACTGAAGTGGAAGACACCACTTTAGGTGGAACAGGTATCAAAACATTAAAACGATTTTGTCTGGCCAAATCACCCTTAAAACTATTTTTGAAGTCGGTTAAACTAGGCATTTAAGATTTCCTTATTTCGTTCATTGAATCCTGCCACACTTCCATGGGTTTGGCTTTTCTGAATTGTTGTACCGGTAAATATGTTGCAATATCCCACTCATTTGGTTGTACTGCCAGGATCCTGGACTTTACATGATTCGTTAAGTAACGCTTCAGACACGGTCTAAACTCTCTGAATCGTCTGGATGCAGCCAGGATGTCATAGGTAATACGTATTCTTTTGAGTTCATCTTCTTCATTATAGACTGCACCATATGATAACATTTTCTTCATAAGTGCCACACGAAACTTAATTGGTAGGTAATGTAGGTTTAATCCTAGGAATCCATCAGGATACCTCTCCAACATCAATACCAATGGAAAAGTATCATAATATGGAAGTCCATTTTTCATTTTAGGATTGTAATGGAAAAAATACAATCCACCCAACATAAAACGATTTACATATCGCGGTTTTTCGGTACGAATTTGTGATGGAAACTGTTTTATTTGGATTCCACGAAGCATTGCAATCTTGGCCGTCAACCATTGCATAGACTCGCGGCTAAACGTCTGCAACTCGGCCGCAGACTTTTCTTCTCCGAGTATTGATAATTGTGATTTTGTTGCCATGATATATTTATTTCAATCCTAGATGGTCTTCGGTGATAACTTTAAACTCCCAACCACGGTCCAGACAGTATTCTTGTGCAGCTTTCCATTTGGCCTGATTGATACCCCATGTGGCAACTTCTTGAATGTACTGTTTTGTTGCTCTTTTTCTTGGTTCTGGTGGTTGAGATTGTTTTTTGGGTTTAACTTCCAGCATCATTGTTCGTATTTTGCCTTCACGATTACGAACTTTGACCAAGAAATCTGGAAAGTAACGGTGCCATTTGCCGTCCACTGGCGATTTGTATGGAACAGTCAACTCTTCTGATGCCCACGACAAAATATCTGGATTTTTGTCTAACCATGACATAACCCTACACTCCCAACTGGAGCGATAGATGATATTTTTATGATCCCCAATGTATTTTTGGGGATTTGAAGGTCTAAATGTTCCAGAATACGCCATAAATACTATATATGTTTTTCCAGGAAAAGTTCATGGCTAGCATCTCCAATCTAACGACCGTACCAAAAATTACCAGTGGTCGTGGACCACTTAAAGATTTATATGTCACCGAAGGTGTGACCGTGAATCGTTATCCTGAGGACCTTGAAACCGATTATAAAAGTCACTTTGTTCAATTCAACGCTTATAAAATACAACCTTTGTTGGATGTGGCAAAAAGTATAGTTTCCGATTCATCTTATGCAACAACTGTGGCCAAAGATGTTGCCGATATTGTCACAAAAGCTGGAGACACAATAAAAGAAGTAACGACAGCAGCGTCAAAAAGAAATTCTATACAAGATATAAGTTTTCGCCAAGGTAAAAAAGTTAGTTCGATCATCAATCTGTTTATTCCAGACACTTTAAATTTTCAATATAATGCGTCCTATGGTGAACTCACACTTAAAGAAGCTGCCGAAAGCTTGCCGTTAAAGGTGGGAACGGCAGCTCAAGCCGCCACATCACTCATAAACAATAGAGCATCTAAATTGATGTTGGCTGCCAACGGTTTAACTTTTAATCCCGGCCAACAATTATTGTTTGAAGGTATTGATTTTAGAACATATCAAATGTCATTTACATTTACTCCAGCATCATCGAAAGAAAGTGATCAGGTAAGAGATATTATTAAAAAATTCAGAATGAATGCTGCTCCGACACTCAACCAGAAAACTTATGGTATGTTTTTTGTTCCGCCTTCAGTTTTTGAAATTAAGTTTTTTTCGAATGGCCAAGAAAACATGGAAATACCAAGATTAAAACCATGTGTTATTAAAGATATTGATGTAAACTATGCGCCAAACGGATGGGCAGCACACACTGGTGGCGCTCCAGTACAAACTGTATTGACTATGACTTTCCAAGAAACATCACTGATAGACAGTGTGGATGTAGAACAAGGTTATTAAAATGCAATATTTTAGTACATTACCAAAAATTGTTCAGTATGAAAACTTCACATCTAAGTTACTGACAAATATTACTGCTCGAGCAAGTGTTGTACCTTCACTTTTAAATGATCCTGTTGTTTTTTACAAATATGATATACAGGACGAAGATACACCAGAATCTGTTGCACAAAAATATTATGGTGATTCATATGCATATTGGGTAATATTATACACTAATGAAATTATGGATCCTTTATGGGATTGGCCACTTTCAAATAAAAATTTCAATAACTATATTGAAAACAAATATCCATCCGAAGAATTTAACGTGTATGCAACAATACACCATTATGAAAAAATAGTTACTCAATTGGATGTTATAACAAATACTACAACAGTCAACAAAGTGATTATAGATCAAACCACATACGATTCGTTAGTTGAAACAACCAATACATATACATTACCAACTGGAAATGTAATTGTAACAATAACAAAAAATGCTGTTTCTTATTATGATTATGAATGGCAAGCCAACGAAGATAAGAGAACAATTAATTTATTGAATCGCATATATCTTGGCCAAATTGAAGAAGAATTTAAGAATTTAATGAGTTAAAATGGAAAATACCGAATTAACGTTTGGGCCAGAAAATGGCGGCAATGGTGCATATTATCAACAAGACTTTGACTTAGAAGCAATTGATATTATTACTGGATCTGGCACCATCCATGTTCGTAATTTGGTACTTGAACTTTCTTTTTTTGAAGACATATACAGTTTCGTTGTTTCGGGCCATATTGTCTTAACTGATGCATTAGGACTTATGGAAAAGTTGAAAATAGACGGAAACGAATATGTAAATGTTGTTTATGGTAAAACAAAAAAACAAGCCAATGAGTTCAAGAATGATAGAAAATATAGAATCTATAAGATAAGTGACAAAACACCAATTGGAAATCATACAGCCGAATTTTTAACAATTTATTTTTGTTCTGAAGAACTTATGTTATCGGAACAAATTAAGATTAGCAAATCTTATTGCAATGAAAGTGCAAAGCCCGTTGCCACATCTAAAGATACAAACGAAGGTATAATCAACCAAATTTTAAATGATTTTCTAAAAGTTCGTTCGGATAGAATTGAAAAGATAGAACCGACATATGGTGTTTATGACTTCATCATACCACGATTAAAACCATTTGAAGCCATAAGTTGGTTGTCTTTATACGCAAGACCAAATGATTCTCAAATTGGATCCGACATGTTATTTTTTGAAACTAAAGACGGATTCAATTTCAGGTCACTACAATCAATGTATGGTGATCCAGTTTATGCCTCATACAAATGGCAACCAAAAAATGCAAACGATAATTTTGAGCAGGGAGCTTTTGCGGATGGATTGGTTACCATTTTAGATTTACAATTTATTAAAACATCCGATGCATTGAACGAAACATCATCTGGCACATATGCAAACAAGTTGATTTCTATTGATACACTAACAAAATCTTATAAGGTTGTAGACTACAGTTATGATCAAAATTATTTGAAAAACAGTGGTAAAAATAAACCCCAAACATTAAATAAAAATCCAGTCATTGGTGAAGCACAAGATAAATTAGGTTTAAAACCAACAACAGCTTACGAGAGTGCGGTAAAGGTTGTTGTTGGAAATTCAAATCAAACATCATATGATTATGTGAAAGAGAAACCTGGAAGTGTGGCTAAAGATATTTTTATCGAAACTTGGGTTCCATATAGAACATCACAGATTGCTTTAGCTAATCACACAATACTTAAATTGTTAATTCCTGGTGATAGTGATATGACCGCAGGAAAAATTATCAATTTGAACATATTTTCGTTGTCGGTCGATTCAAACAACAACAGAAAATTGGACGAATATTTTTCTGGAAAATATATTGTATCAGCCGTACGCCACATTATCCAATCTGATGGAAAATTTCAAACTGTAATGGAGATAGCCAAAGAAAGTTCTGTATTGCAGTTGGATTCTCCAAATTCGTCTGATTATGAATATCAAAGAACTCTTGATGGAATTTAAAAATGTTTCAAAATTTTATAGGTAAAGATGGGTTTTATTGGTGGATTGGTGTTGTTGAACTACAAGATGATCCACTAAAAATAGGCCGCCATAAAGTTAGAATATTTGGTTGGCACACTGAAGATTTGAATGTCATACCCACATCCGACTTGCCGTGGGCAAAGGTATTGTTGCCACCAAATAGCACAAATTCATATGCATCCATAAGACCAGGCGATTATGTTTTTGGATTCTTTGAAGATGGTGTGGCAGCACAATCACCGGTTATTATGGGTGTTTATTCCAGTATAGAACCAAAAAATGTCATAGAATCCAGAGGGTTTTCTTCACAGAGACCGGAAGAAAACATACCACAGATGCCGGAGAATCAAATTGATAGAGAACCCGGCCAACCAACAACACCAAGATTATATCGTGGCGTCGTGGAAAAAACACCAGTATCTGCTACAAATGAAGATTTAACACACGTTTGTGGTTTTAAATTCAATTTAAATTTTGATGTTGATTTGGGATTAGGTGAATTAACGGCAGTCAAAGAATTGGCGACGGCTTTGCAACGAGGCATACAAGACGGTAAAAAAGGTGTTGCTGATGCAGTTCGTCAAGCAGCAGCCAAAATTATCAAAGCATTAAAAGCTGCAAGAAAAGCCATCATTTCACTATTGGGTACGTCTGATGTGACAGGAGTTGCATCATTTTCTTTTTCCAAATTAAAAGATTTGACGAGACAATTAAATGGTATGTTATCTGAAGCCGCTGAAATGACTTATGATATTGGTAGGGCCATAGGTGTTGTGCAAGGCATTAAAGAATTGGCTGCTTGGATAACTTCACTACCACAAAAAATACAAGAAATGGTAAAACAGTGTTTGGCCAATTTTACAAATTCTGTGAAAAAAGTTGTGTCGGATATTAATGCTTTACCCAGCCAAGTTGAAAATTCAGTGAAATCACAATTTGCAAATTTCACAAACGATGTAAACAAGTCAATAAATACAATTAAATCTGAATTGACCACCTCACAATCTTCCGAAAGTACCACAATGATGAGGATTCTGCAAGGTGACTCCAGCGATTCAACTTTAGATGCACTCAAAACATCTTTGCAACCACCGAGTGCAAAAGATATTCTTAAATCTTTGACAAAAACTTCTTTACAAAGACCTTAATTATGGCAACAGAACCAAGAGCATTTGATGGATTTACAGAGCCAGAATCGGCTGCAAACACCGATTATCAACCTGTATATCCATACAACAATGTTACTCAAACACCAAGTGGGCATCTATTTGAAATGGATGATACTCCTACACGTGAAAGGGTTCGCCTCCAGCACAGATCAAAAACATTCATTGAAATGCACCCAAATGGTGACCAGGTACATAAAATATATGGAAACGGATATACCATCACATTAGGCGACCATAATATTGCGATTGGTGTGGACAATGGTGAAAATGCAAATAAATGTAATATTACAATTTATGGTGATGTAAATTTGAACGTCAAAGGCGACTTCTATCAAGAAGTTGATGGAAATTATAGTTTACACGTTAAAGGTCGTTACACACAAACTGTGGATAAAACTTCGTCCATCGTATCGGCAGGGGACATGAGAATTACCGCTGGTGCCAGTGCAACAGGAGCTCTTAGAATTACCACCGGTGACCATGTGTACGTTGATGGAGATTTGAGTGTTGATGGTGAAATGATTGCCACAAAAATAACTTCCACAACCCGTGTCGATGCCGGCGTAGGAATTGGTGCAGGCCTAGCAGGTGTTGTATCATTGGGTGGAATATCTGTTGGAGGAGCAATTCCTGCAATTCCAGGCACAATTACAGCTACAGTTTCAGTGTTAGCACCAGTGGTTATGGGTACCAATATGGTATATGGCAGTATTTTGATGGACCCAACGGGCGGTGCACCACTGATGCGATCAATATATGATTCACATGCCCATATTTCATCATCACCGGGTTCACCAACATCTCTGCCTCTTGCTTTGATGCCTTTACCGTAATGGAGATAAAATGACTACAGTATATGAAAGATTAGGGCTTACGATTGATGCTTCTTTTTTTGGTGCAGCTGCCAATCTATCGTCTGGAGCTGCCAACTCTTTGGCCTTTATTGCTGATAATACCCCACCATTGCCGGATTGGCAAATTAGTGCGTTATCAAATGGTGCAACAACGCCTATCGTAAGAACTGATTATTTTCAAAATCCGCTATCATCCAACCTTTCAAGTATATACACAAGCGCACACACCATCTATATTACAGCCACAACGGCAGCCGATACTGATGTAGCTCTATCTGCAAACAATTTAATGATTAAAGTCGACCAGTTCACAAAACACACAGATAATATTGCTGGTGTCAGTGTGGTTATGGACGCAAATACACCATCATATGACACTGCATCTGCTTTGGGTCAACAAGTAATGATGATTTTGGCCAAGACTGATGGAAATACTTCAGTAACAAATACTACACCGATTCTTGGTAGTTTCAGTAGTTTATTCATACCCAAAGATATTCAAACAAATACGATACAGATGGTAGCTTATGCTGGTGAATATGCAAACAGTTTAATAAGTGACGGCATGGGTGGTTATTATAGTGGTTTAGGACCAGAAGAAAATGCAAATATCATAAGTTATATGAATAGTACATCGGCACTTATGAATTTACGTTGGTCATCGGATGTGACATATTATAATAATGCAAAAAAAGTGGTACAGGACTATTCTTTTCTGCAACAATTCAATAATATGGGAGGCACAAATACTTATTTGGTTACAAATATCGTAGGAACACCAACTCTGGCCAACAATATTACCGCAAATTCCTAAAATTTCGATTTTTTCTTTTCCGGCCCGTGATTTTTTCCGACGCTATCTCAGATTCCGAAAAAGCGTTTTACTCCTAGACATAAATAAAACATGGCAACCTTACAAAAAGTATATTCAGATATAGATTTTACTTTCACCAAGAAACCGGTGACGGCTGATATCGCTCTGAGCTATGATTCGCAAGCTGTTATTAGATCAATACGCAATTTAATATTAACGAAATATTATGAAAGGCCCTTTAATCCTAATTTAGGAAGTAATATTTCTTCTTTATTGTTTGAACCACTGACACTTTCAACATCTTCTGCGATTGAAAATGAAATTAAAGCTACGATAGATAATTTTGAATCAAGAGCACTCATTCAAAGTGTGACAGCGGTGGCCGACGAAAGTAATAACGGTTATAATGTGACAATTACATTTTATATACAAAATGAAACACAGCCCACAACAATAACATTTCTTTTAGAGAGAAACAGATAAAATGGCCGGTGCAAATTCAAATATCCAAATGACCGATTTGGATTTTAACACGATCAAAAATAATCTCAAAACATATCTACAATCACAAGATGTTTTGAAAGATTATAATTTTGAAGGTTCCGCACTTGCAACTTTGTTGGATGTTTTGGCATACAACACGCAATATAATGCATACTATTTAAATATGGTTGCAAATGAAATGTTTTTGGATACCGCAGTGCAAAGAAATTCAGTGGTTTCACAGGCAAAAGTTTTAAATTATGTACCGCAATCTGTGAGAGCTCCAACTGCCACAATCAATTTGACTGTACACCAAGTCACCGACGCATCATTAACGCTGCCAGCTGGAACACCATTTCTTTCCGAGTCGATAGATGGCGTCAATTATAATTTTGTAACGTCAGATTCTACAACAGTCGGTGTATCCAACAATACGGCTGAATTTACTGATATTGAATTGAAACAGGGTATTTTAGGAACAACCTACTACGCAGTCAATTTTGATACAAATCCAAAATGTCTATTTCAATTACCACAAAGTAATATAGATACTTCCACACTGAAAATTTTGGTACAAGAGTCTTCTTCTAACGGATCTGTTACAACTTTCACACAATCATCAAATTATTTAACTTTAAATGGTGATTCAACCGTATATTTTTTGCAAGAAGGGTTGAATGGATTATATGAAGTTTATTTTGGTGATGGAATATTAGGTAAAAAATTAAAAAATGGTAATATTGTTATCGCTTCATATGTCACAACACAAGGACAATTATCTGCTGGAGCTAACAATTTCGTATTGATGGGTTCAATATCGGGTTATGCGAACACAACTATTTTTCCTGTGACTTCTGCTACGCAAGGTTCCGACAAGGAAAGTATAAGTTCTATTAAATTCCAAGCACCAAAATCATATTCTGCACAAGGTCGTGCCGTAACCAAAGAAGATTATATCACAGCTATACAACAAAACAAACAAGGCTATCCTGTTGATGCCGTCAGTGTATGGGGTGGAGAACAAAACGATCCGCCAGTTTACGGGCAAGTTTTTGTGGCTATTAAACCTTCTGGCGGTTATGTATTGACAGACACACAGAAACAAAGACTGATAGATGATGTTATTAATCCAATTTCTGTTGTCACAGTACGACCAACAATCGTTGATCCTGATTACACCTATCTTAAACTCACAACAAATGTTCTGTATGATACCAAAAAAACAACCAGAACATCACAACAAATACAATCAGTTATTAAGTCGGCCATTAGTAATTTTGCCGCAAGTACACTGAATAGTTTCAATTCGACATTTTCATCAGCAGATTTAAATGCAAGTGTTCGTGTTGCAGACCCATCAATCGTTGCAAACGAAACAAATGTACAAATACAGAAAAAAATATTACCTAATTTTGGAAGTTCAACAACATACAAGTTATATTTTGGTACTGAATTGAAGAAAGGTATGTTCCAGAGTGGTATTAGCAGTTATCCTGCATTACAGTTTAGAAGCCCATTGAATGCGGCAGTTACAATCGACGGGGTTTACATTGAAGAATTGCCAGTATCAACTGGAGGTATTGAATCTATACTTGTAACAAATCCAGGATTCGGTTATCAAACAACACCAACAGTTAAAATAGTTGGTGACGGAACAGGTGCCACAGCAGTAGCAGTATTGAATACGAATGGCAGTATTAAACAAATCAATGTGACTGCAAAAGGTTCAGGTTATACTAGCGCAATCATCAGTATCACTCCAGCCGACAACGATACCACAGGAAGTTTGGGTGCCGCTGTTGCAAGTCTTGAGGGCCAATATGGTACATTGAGATTGTACTACAACGACACAAATAATGTAAAGACTGTTTTCAATAGTAATATCGGAACAATTGATTATGTCAATGGCGTAATAACACTTAATGATTTTAATCCAATTGGTGTTTCTGACCCATTAGGTCAACTGTCAATCACTGCTAATCCAGCAACGACAATTATTTCTTCATCATACAATCGTATCATTACAGTAGACGAATTTGATCCTACTGCAATCACAGTTAATGCTACTGCTAAATCGTCATGATAAACAGTAATCAAAAAACATCAATACTCGTACCAACACAGTTGCCCGAATTTATTCGGGACAATCCGGACTATTCCAATTTTGTTTTATTCATCAAGGCTTACTACGAATGGATGGAACAGAACGGGCAAGTAACCGAACGTTCTAAAAATTTATTAAATTATAAAGACGTTGATAAAACAACAAGTGAGTTCATTGATTATTTTACAAACGATTTCTTACCATATTTTCCAAAAGATGTATTGGTAGATGAAGCCAAGGCGGTAAAATTTGCAAGAGAATTGTATCAGTCAAAGGGTACACCAGGTTCATATGAATTCCTGTTCCGTGTATTGTATGACTCATCATTCGATATATTTTATACAAGAGATGCCGTACTCAGAGCCTCCGATGGTGTCTGGTATGTTGCCAAAAGTTTGAAATTAAATTCAAGCGATTTAAATTTTCTAAAGACTAAGAATCTGAGAATCTTAGGTGAGACAACAAAGTCTATTGCTACAATAGAAAATACGGTTGTTGCAAAAAATAAAATAGAAGTTTTTATTTCTAACATCGAACGTTTGTTTCAATCTGGAGAATTTGTACGTGTAGTTGACAATAAGAATCAAGACGTTCTTTTTAATGGATCACCTCTTCGCGCAAAAATTGTAGGTCAAATAAGTCAAATACTTATCAATCCCAAGAACAGAGGATTGGCCTATAAAATTGGCGACCCGGTTATAGTTTATGATGGCTTATCATCAAACACCGGCATAGGTGCAACAGCTCAAGTCAGTGAAGTTACCACAGGATCAGTTAAAAAAGTTACCGTCTTAACTGGTGGCCAAGGTTTTTCTGCATCAAATGTTTACCCATCTAATACACAATTAGAATTTACGGTCTTCGACGAAGACGCACAGAAACCTATAGCTATTGTTGGTTCTCTTGACCCGAATGGTGCGAACTCTAGAACCATAAACTTCATAGCGTCAGATACAATTGCATTGAAAAAAGATATACCAATCGGTAACAATCATTATTATTTTGCTGCCAATCTAACTGCAAACATTTCATGCTCTTTGGCCAATGCGCTTTCGTTTTTAACACTTACAACTTATCCATTATCTTCTATTGTAGTTACAAATGGTGGTGGCGGTATCACTACCAAACCATCATTAGAAGCTAGATCGCTGTACGGTACCGATACACAACAGGGTTCTAATCTGAAGAACCTTGGCATATTAGGTAAAATTAAAGTTGTCAATGGTGGTTTGGGATATCAAAACAATGATCCGATAGTGTTTACAGGCGGTTCAGGATATGGTGCATCAGCCAGAGTTAGTTCTGTCAATGCGGCCGGTGGAATTATTAATGTATCATTTTATGCAACGACCAGCAAGTATCCTATTGGTGGTATGGGTTATAAACCAGAATGGATGCCATCTGTAACTGTAAATTCAGCAAATGCGAATGCCACGGGCGCCATATTAACCACAACAGGAATTCTTGGCGACGGCGCAACATTCGACATGGTTCTTGACAGAGCAGGTTCAATTACAAAAATTAATGTGATTGATGGCGGTGAAGATTACATTGCAACACCAAATGTTTCTATAAGAGTACAGGATATCTTAGTAACAAACGTATCCATATCACTGTTACCACAAAAAGGTGAGTTTGTTTATCAAGGTAACAACGCAAACAACACCATCTACCAGTCGTATGCAGATTCTATGGAATTATTGGTGCCTGATGTGAATCCAAGCAAATCACTATACAAGATGCGAGTATATAATTATAACGCAGCACCAAATCCAAATTACACAATCAAAATACAAAATAAGAATATCAATTTTGTGATGGCAAATACAGATTGGAAGCCATCGGGTTATACAAAATCGGTATATGATAAGACTGGTGTCAGAACATATGGTGACGGAACAGCAAAGGCAAATGCATCGTTCTTAAATGGTCTTGTACTAAGCCAAGGCCAATATTTGAATTCTCAGGGTAGATTGTCTTCTTTCTCCAAATTGGAAAGTGAAGATTATAACAACTACACCTATGAGATCACCGTACAAAAAGAAATTTCAAAATACAGAGATGTATTATTGAACTTGTTGCATCCAACTGGCATGAAATTAATTGGCCGTTACGGCAACGTTGTGGACCAAGAGTTCAATCTCCATGCAGAAAGTGCTCTGAAAACAGGACGAAATCTATATTCGTATACCGGAACAGCAGCATCTGCAATACAAATTTATGCAGATTGGACACACAAGAGTAATAATATACTCAATTTTGTGAACTTGAGTGGCGCAAACCTGGCAAATATTATTTTTGCAAACAGTACACTTTCATTGAACACTCTAACTGGTCCAGACATTCAAACAGAAATACAGTCGATTGATGCCGCAAACAACCAAGTAAAAATAACCAGTAACGTATGGTTAACGTTTATGAATGTTGCATATGTCAGTGCAAATGCTGGTTCGAATGTCATAAATATTAAAACTGTTACCAACTCATATGATTTAGTAAACAATGGAAATTATAGTAATACAATGTATCCTATGATGGATATTGTATTCTCAGGTGACAATATCAAGATAGGTAACACAGTCAAACAAGTAGATTATGTCGATATTGCACACAATAAAATTTATGTTGCAAATACTTTTGCTGCAAATATAACAAACTCATTAATGTCGGTGAACAGAATATTGACTGCTGGCGGACAGTTGCCGCGACAAGATGAAATTATCATTTATGGACCGGTGGGTACACAATACACACCTCAATTGACGACAGAGGCAGGAGACTTAATCACAACTGAAGACGGAAGAATTCTAATATTGGGGTAAAAAATGTCCACAGTAAAAATTACAGAATTACCAGCAATCACTCACCTTAACGCGAACACATCAAACACATTGTTTGTTGGTGTGGATATTCCTTCAGGTGCCACTGGTAAAATTAGTGCCACAGTGCTTGCACACGGTTTATATTCTAATAATGCATTGAATGTTGGTAACAATGATATACTATTCCCTGGTGTTATTGGTCAGTTTGCCAGCAATAATGAAAATTATCTACAAATCAACCTGCAAAACCTAAAAGGAAATGGGTCATCAGATTTTGTTGCAACAGCTGATATCGGAACAGACACCATTTATTTCACTGATTTAGGTATACAAGGTTCAACAGATACAACTGGAACATTGAAGCCACTTGACGGTTATTTGATTGTACAAGGAAATACGGCTGCCACACCAGGCGGTAATTTGATTGTAGGTGCAGCAACACCAAGTAAAGATATCTTGTTTGTACAAGGTGGTTATGACGCAAATAACATTGTTGCTAAATTTTCTTACAGTTCTGGATTACAATTACTACAAAAACCGTTGACATTTGCTGACGGCACCACACAAAATACATCAGTTGCAGCCACAGCAGTCGCTGCAAATACACCAAGTTCTGTTGCAAATACAGGATTATTAGTTGCTACCGCTGCTTTCGTAGAAGCTAACGCAGCATTTTTACGGGCAAATACACCAAGTTCTGTTGCAAACTCTGCGGCTCTGTATGCAAATGGATCTTTTACACAAGCTAATGCTGCATTTAGTAAAGCAAATAACGCACTTGCAAATACCACAGGAACATTTGCTGGTTCATTAACTGTCACTGGTACAATTTCAACTGGAAATGTTACTATCAATAATGGTGTGGTGGTAAATGATGCTGGATTATTCCAATATACGACAGCAAACAATTCAACTGTTACACAAGCAACAAGTAAATCTACAGCAGTTACATGTAACGGAAGAACTGGCCAAATTACAACGAACAATGCATCGTTAGCAAAAGGCGCTACAGTTTCTTTTACAGTAAATAATGCTCAAATTGTGAGTGCAAAAGATGTTGTGATTGTCAACATATCTTCTGGCGCCACATCTTCTTCTTATACAATTTGTGTTGATGCCGTTGCAATAGGATCTTTTAGTATTTCTATTACAAACAACGGAGCAGGACCTTTAGCGGAAGCATTAGTAATTAATTATGCAATCATCCGTGTACAATAATAAATAAAACATTATGGCAAAAAAATCACTACTCACGTACAATGCAAAAGTAAGTTCTGTTGAGCAGGCTTACTTTTTTCCTTCTGCCGTATTACCATATGCAACGAGTATCAACTTAGGAACGGTATATTGTTTCTTGGCCAGCACATTGCCGTGGGCTGACGATAATGATCCGCCAGTACCAACGCAAGATCAAAAATATATCAAACAGGTATTCAAAAATATTTTTGCGACTAAGAGAATAACTTCTGGTGACATATCTCCTGTTGTTGAAAGAATAAATTGGACAACAGGTACTGTATATGATTACTATCAAGACGATGTTGATATGTTGAATCGTGACGAAAATGGTTTACTGTACAAAAAATTCTATGTAAAAAATCGTTACGACCAAGTATTCAAGTGCCTCTGGAATAATAATGGTGGTACTGTATCGGATGAACCATACTTTGAACCAGGAACATATAGCACCAATAATATTTACACAGGCAGTGATGGGTATAAATGGAAATACATGTACACCATCGATACTGGTTTAAAGGTAAAGTTTATGGATGCCGAATGGATTCCAATTCCTATTGGTGCAAACACTCCAAATCCAGAAACAACTTCTGCTGGTGCAGGCAGTATTGATGTAGTAAACGTATTGAATGGTGGTTCAGGATATGATGCCGCAAATTCAGTTATAAAGGTGACAATTCTTGGTGACGGATCTAACGCCGAAGCCACACTAAGTTCTTCTCAAATTGTAAATGGAGTAATTACTGATATCAGTATCACCAATCCTGGTAAAAATTACACCTACGCAAACGTGGTGATTACAGGGACGGCTGCCAACGGATCTTCTATGGGCGCAGGCGCAGTAGCAATTTCACCAACATCACCAGTAGGTGGGCATGCATTTGATCCTGTTTCAGAATTAGGTTGTGCTCATGTGATGTTCAGTGTAGAATTTATCAGGGACGAAGGTGGAAAAATCCCAACCGATAATAACTATTATCAAATAGGTTTGATTATAAACCCAACAACTAAAGATCAACCTTCTATACCGGCCAACAGTTCTGTGTACAGAACTACTACAAACATGGTGGTTGCACCAGGTTTTGGTACATACTCTGATGATGAATTTGTGTTCCAAACACCTACACCTGGCGGATCAATTGATGCTGCAACATTTAAAGCCACAGTATTGAGTTTTGATACAGCAACCAATACGGTAAAGTTAATAAATATGGTCGGCACTCCAGTTTTAAATGCTCCTCTATACGGAAATTCTTCAGGAACAACAAGAACGTTACTGTCTGTAGATGCACCAACATATTCATTGTTATCTGGTTATATGACTTACATAGAAAACAGAAGTGGTGTACAAAGAAGCCCAGACGGTATAGAACAATATAAATTTGTACTAGGTTACTAAGGGAAAAAAATGCTGAATTTTAATGTCAAGCCATATTACGATGATTTCGATGAAACAAAAAACTATCATCGTGTCCTTTTTAAACCAGGTTTTGCCGTTCAAGCACGTGAGTTGACTCAGGCACAAACAATATTACAAAATCAAGTCACTAAATTTGCCGACCATATCTTTGCACAAAATTCTCCCGTTTCTGGTGGCCAACTTACAGTCAATACAAATTGTTATTATGTAAAATTGCAAGACACTTACAATGGTGTTTCTGTTGATATTCAACAATTCAAAGGTCTATTAGTTAAAAATAATAATGGTTCTGTTCTTGCTCGCGTTATTGCAATAGCTGATGCAACAGGCGGTGATCCTCCTACACTGGTACTTTCTTATCTAAGTGGACCAAAATTTGCCGATAATGATATCGTCTACGATGTTAATTCCAATTTGGCGGCTCGCGCATTACTTACCGGATCCACTGGTGTAAGTTCGACAGCCCACATCACACAAGGTGTATTCTATGTGTTGGGCAACTTTGTATCAAATATTGAAGATACGGTTATTCTTTCCAAATATAGTTCTGTACCATCCGTTCGTGTTGGTCTGAACATCAATGAAACAATCCACGATTATGTGGATGACTCTTCACTACTAGATCCTGCGGTTGGTGCATCCAATTATCAAGCACCAGGTGCAGACCGTTACATGATTCAACTGACGTTGGAAACCAGACCTATTGCGTTTGGTGACGATCAGACATTCATCGAACTTCTTCGTATAGAAAATGGCCAAATTGTACGTAAGGTAGACAGTTCGGTATATTCAGTCATCGATGACTACTTTGCAAAAAGAACTTACGATACCAACGGTGATTATGTTGTCAACGATTTTAGTTTGGTAACAAAAACAAACGACGATCCAACAAAATACACCATGAACATTGGCAAAGGTATAGCCTATGTTCACGGATACCGCATTGAAAACCAGAGCACATTGGGATTAGCATCTAACCGCGCAAGAGATACTGCTGCACAAAATAATAATCCTGTTTATGTGGACTACGGAAGTTATTTGTATGTCAACAATCTTCGTGGTGCAAATGGTTCCGTTTTTGATGTTTCAACCACACAAGCCATCGATCTACATTGTGTATCAGTAGCAAACATTAATTCTACAAATACTGCCACATATAATGCGACAGTAGTATCGAGTGGTTACGTTCGCGGTTTAACTTTCGATAACTACACATCACAATCGGATGCAAATAGTTATACATATAAAGCTTTCGTTAATGACCTTCAAAATGCAGTTGCAACAGCAAACGCAATCGCTGGCGGTACCAACACAATCACATTGCCTGGAACTTATTCAACCACAAGCAATGCATATCTTGGTGTAACGATCTCGATTACTGCTGGCCCATCAGCCGGAGATTTCAGAACGATTGCATCATATAACGGAGCAACCAGAGTTGCCACAGTTAATAGCCCTTGGACAACAACACCAAACACTGCATCCGTATTTGCATTGAATTTTGCTTTGAGTGATGCAGAATCGATGGTCACCTCCAACACTGCACACTATATCCTTTCGAGTGCTGCACTGTCAACCACACAAGGTCGTAGCAACGGTACATCATCAGGTGATGCGATTTTACAAAATCCTAATGTGCCAGAAATGTTGTTCCATGTAGGCATGCCATACGTATCATACTTGGCAGACAGTTCATACACCGCCACACAAATGTTCCGTGGCATTACGTTCACATCATCTGGTAGCAATTTGGTTGCACAATTACCATTTGGTGGTGATTACACTAATGTCATGCGACATTTAGGTACCGGTGGTACTACGTTGTCGGCAGATACAGTTACACAAAACTTCTTAGTGGTAGTAACAAATAAAGGATCCAGCAATTATAATGTTGGTGATCTGTTGCCCTGGACAATTAATAGCAGAACAGTTACATTAAATTCGGACGGATCTATTGCCACGTTGACAGGCACATCAGCCGATCTTGGTGGAACATTTACAGCAACAGTTATTGTTAAGGCCTTTGTATCAAATGCAGACAACACTGGTCATATTCTGAAGAGAAAAAATCTAATCACTGCAAACACACAGAAAGTTATCTCTTCATCAAATACTGCCGTGAACAATGGAACATACACATACATTGATGACACAGCTCTCACATCTTCAGGTCAAGTCTACATTCAAAATGCAGGCCTTGTTTCTCCAGGAAGCAAGCAGAGTTTATATGTGTCTGATGTTAAAAAGATCATTAAGATTATTGATACTAAAAATGCAAACAACACACCTAACGTAGCCATGTTGACTGATTCCAGTTACGATGTGACACGTAATTTTATATTTGACAATGGTCAAAGAGATAGTTTCTACGATCACGCCTCAGTTAAATTAAAAGTAGGTGCACCAAAAATACAAGGTAACATGCTTGTATTGATGGATTATTATCAGCACACAGGCGGCGATGGTTATTTCAGTGTCATGTCTTATTTGAATTCTTCTCTACCAGAAGATTATCGTGAAATTGGAACATACACCGCAAAGAGTGGTGCAACGTACCAACTCAGAGATTCTCTAGATTTCAGACCATCTAGACAAAACGGCGTTTACTCTTTTGCTTTCCGTTATTCAAATTCGGGTGACACACAGCGTTATGGTACAATATTACCATTAGAAGACTCAACGTTTATCACTGATTACCAATACTATTTGGCTCGTAAAGACAAATTGGTATTAAGTAAAGACAGAAGCTTCCAAATTGTGGAAGGTTCTTCTTCTATCAATCCTATTTTTCCACCAGAGCCAGACAATTCTCTACTGATTGCAAATATCATACATGATCCATATACAGGTTATTTGCCGTCAGAAGCTCCTGCTGGTGTCAAGCCAAATATTTCAATTGAGCCAATCAAACACAAACGATACACAATGCAGGACATTGCAGCTATCGATCAAAGAATTGGTAATTTGGAATACTATACATCGTTAAATCTATTGGAACAACAGACACAGGCCTTACAAATCACCGATGCGTATGGTTTGAATCGTTTCAAGAATGGTATTGTTGTTGATAACTTCTCAGGTTTCGTTGCGGCAGATTCTGCAAGTGATGATTTCTTGGCTTCAATTAATCGCAGAGAAAGAAAAATGGGACCAATGCAATTGGTTAAAAATTTCCCACTGAAATCTTTGGATGTCACAACAACTTGGGGTGGGCAATTCTCACCAACAGCACTAGCATCATTAACTTATTCCGTTGAGAATGATGGCGTTAATAAAATTTTCTGTTTGCCATACACAACAGCAAATGTTGCATCACAAAAGGTTGCAAGCCGCAGTTTCAATTTGAATCCGTTTAGTGTGGTAAATCGTAAAGGTGATTTGAGTGTAACTCCGAATATTGGAAAACCAAGCGTAAATATATTACCTGTTGTGCAACCAAACAATCCTGCTGTTGGCCCGTCAACATCTGGTCAAGATTGCACGGACGAAACATACTGGCAACCAGGTTCTGGATGGGGTGCCGGCGGTGAACTGTATTTTGGTGAATGGGTGACGCATACAGTTTGTTTACCAAAAAATCCTGTGACAACAGGAGATTGGAAAACTTCCACAACTGGTACACAAACAACTACATCAACCACAACCACAAATACACCAACGTATAATTGGAAAGTAACTGGCCAAAATCAATCTAATGGAACAGATAATAATGATGGCACATTTACATCATTTAATAATTATATCAAAGATAATTTGGTTAGCAGTTATTTAAATGGTCAACAATTTGGAATCACTGGTGATAATTTACTAATTAATGCACCAGTTTCTGGAACATTAAGTGATGATCCATTCGCATTCAAAACTGCGAATCCAATTGATGTAACTGTGACACCGATTTTAGACAATCCTATGGTTGGTCAAACAATTTTTAATGGAAGTAATAATCCAATTGGTCAAATATTAGCCACATCTCCAAATGTTGATGGAACTACCACATTACATATTGACATTCACCCTTCAAATTATGGTCTAAATGATGGTGATACGATTTATGCTGGTGGTTTTAATTTGAATTCAACATCAACGCATCCTGATACACAGTTTTGGACAGGAAAAATTGCTGGTGTTAAAGACTTTACAACAACAGTGAACAGTCAACCAACTCCAACATCAGTTACATTGAATAGTCCAAATGTTGCTGATGCGGTACAAAATTTAATTGGTACAGCTACACCACCGACATTGACTTTCTGGAATCCACAAACTGGTGATTCAACAACAGCAACTGTGACAAATTACAATTCTGGTACACAAGTGGCAACTTTGGACACTAGTGTTACTGTGACTTCAGGTACATTGTGTTCATTCTCTCCCGTCACAAGCAATTTAGGAATAGTTGCAGGTGTTGCAGTTATTCAACCAGATACCTATACTGCTGGCCCTCTAGTTATCAAAGATACTTCAAGTGGCACCAAAGCATTGGCTACAGTGTTCTCTGGCAGCTTTATAAACTCTTCATTACAAACAGATACATCAGCGGCACCAGGTGGAAAAACATCCGCATTTGCATCGGTTGCTAGTGGACCAACAGATGTTGGAACATTTAATGTGGACACTGGATTTACTTTTGGAAATCTGGACACTATCGCTTAAATAAGAAATAAAACTTGGAGTAAATAATGGCCGATCCATTAGCACAAACGTTTATGATTGACAAAAAGAATTACCCTAATGGGTGTTTCTTGAAGTCGGTAAAAGTATTTTTCAAAACAAAATCCACAGATAACGATGGTGCCGTTAAATTAAGTATTGTCAATACATTAAACGGATATCCTTCTGGTCAAACATTGGATTATTCCACTGTTACAGTTTATCCTGCCGATATAAAAGTTTCAGAAACTCCACACTATCTCGATGAAACTACATCTACCACATTTACATTCTCAGCTCCGGTCTATGTCCAAGCTGGAGTCTTATACGCATTTATATTGCAAACAAATACAAATAAATGTGAAGCTTGGGGTGTAACATTAGGTGATGATGCTCTCAAATCAACCACAAAAAATCTACCAACAGACCCAACACCTAGTGCGAACACAATCGTTTCAAGCGCACCATATATTGGCTCGTTGTTCCTATCACAGAATGCTTTGACATGGACCGCTGACCAGAATTCTTGTTTGATGTTTATATTGGAACGTTGTGTGTTCAACACTTCGGCCACACCAAATATTCAGTTTGTTGTTCCCAAAAAATTACCAGAAATAACATTGGTTGCGGATGCGATTGATCATTTTGCAAATGCAAATACATTGACAAGTGCAACACTACCAATTTCAAACAATAAAATAGTGGTGGATGCTTTTAACGTCACCACATCTGATTTTATACCAACAGGTGGTTCAATCAATTATACTTATAGTTCAACATTAGTTGATGGAACACAAACCGCAGCCACAAATATTACGCCGGGAAAATATGGAACGGCAATGAATCAAGATATTTTATTGGCAGATGGTAAAGGATCGCGTATTTTAGATCCAAATACGCACGTTTCATTCTCGTTGTATGCACAAATGTCTACAGCAGATGATGCAATCAGCCCTATGGTATCCGACTCTGCACTTTCAACATATGCAATTCGTAATATCATCAATGATTGTGAAATGTCAAATGGAGTTATTACATTAGTTTCTGGTGGAACCGGATACAATGCAAATACAACATCTGTAACAATCTCTGCGCCTACAGGAACTGGTGGCGTACAGGCCACAGCTAAGGCTAATGTAGTTGGCGGCGTCGTACAAAGTGTATATGTCACATATGCCGGTTCAGGTTATGTCGAGACCCCAACAATTACGATTACCGATTCAAGTTCGCCTCCTGGATCAGGTGCTTCTGTCACAGTATTAGGTGAAACATCTAGCCATGGTGGTACTGCTGTGGCCAAGTATGTAACCAAAAAGATATCATTAGATGTTGCAAACGAATCTGGTGACTTGAATGTTTACTTGACCGCATACAGACCAGTTGGCACAAATATTCATGTGTACTACAAGATTCAAAACAATAACGACACACAAGTATTTGAAGACGGCAACTGGCAACTCATGACAATGGTACGCAACACATCCACATTGTTCTCGGCCAATAGATCCGACCTATATGAATATGTGTTTGCACCAGGAACAGGTGGTGTGGATCAAGGTTATGTCACATACACTAGCACAACAGGTAAAAAATACACTAGTTTCAACCAGTTTGCAATTAAAATTGTCATGAGAACAAATGACAACACTCTAGTACCATTCATTAAAGACTTCAGAACTATCGCATTACCAACTAACGTCAACACTTCCGTATAATCATGGCTATCGTACAGATTCCAGGAACAAATTTATATAGAGACACTAACTCCATGGCTCTTATTAATAAGGATAAAACTGGTCAAGAAGATTATAAAATGAAGAGAAGATTGTTGGAGACTCAGGCACAAGAAATAAATAAAGTAAAATCGGAAATAAATGACATCAAACAAGACTTATCCGAAATAAAGTCTTTGATGTTAAGACTACTTGACAAGGGTTCAAATGGCTAATACAGTACCAATTCTTAGTTACGCCAACACGTTTAGTGATTGGTTCGTTACAACCAATGCGTTGTCACAAGAGAATAATATCCTTGGTAAAGGCGATTACACCAAGGATTCTGGTACTTTGTACCTAAGTGAGACAACACAAAACGCATTACAAGCCAATGGTAATATTGTCGTACAAAAACAACTTCTTGTTCAAGGCCTAGGATCTTCTGCAACCATTCAAAATAACCTGACCGTTGGTGGTCAAGTATATTTTACAAATAATACATTAAGTCTTGTTGCTTCCGGTCAAGCTAACGTTTCTGGTCCAATTTATGCCCTGTCACCAAATACAGGTTTAATTGTTGCAAACAACGCAACAATTTCTGGCAATCTTGTAACTGTTGGTTCTGGTGTATTTTCAAGTAATGTTTCTGTTGGCACATGGATGAATGTTGGTGCAAACTCCGTATTTACGGGACCTATGGTTGCGTCACAATCAGTAACTACACCAAATCTAATCGCATCAGCAATCAGTTCCACTGGCACTGCAACAGTCGATAAAGTTCAAGCCAATACAAGTATAACTTCTGGAACAATCAACGCAAATACAGTTCTTAATGCAGCAAATGTGGTCGCTGGAACCATAAGTTCTGGTGGTACCGCAACAGTCAATCGTTTAGAAGCTAATTCTAGTTTGCAAACAGCAGTTCTGGTTTCAAATACGAGTGTACAAACATCCATATTTGTTGCAAACAATAGTGTTACCACAAATACCGTTACTGCGAACACATTAATTAGTGCACCAAACGTAATTGCTGGTGCCATTAGTTCTTCTGGTACAGCCACGGTTAATAATCTACAAGCTAATACCTCGGTATCGACCGGCACAATTACAGCCAATACACTCATCAGTTCTCCAAATGTTATTGCTACTGCAATTAGTGGCTCTAGTGTGGATTATAGTTTAATTACAGCCAACACTAGAGTTTCTACAGCCAATTTAATTGCTGGTGCCATCAGTTCTTCTGGTACAGCCACGGTTAATAATTTACAATCTAATACCTCGGTATTGACTGCCACAATTACCGCAAACACTTTAATTACTTCTCCAAATGTTATTGCTACTACAATTAGTGGCTCTAGTGTAGATTATAGTTTAATTACAGCCAACACATTAGTCACCACAACCAATTTAATTGCTGGTGCCATCAGTTCTTCTGGTACAGCCACGGTTAATAGAGTGCAAGCAAATTCAAGTATTCAAACCGCAGTTTTGGTTTCTAATACAAGTATACAAACAGCTGCACTAATTGCAAACAATAGCGTTTTGGCCAATACACTAACAGCCAATACACTAATCAGTGCGCCAAATATTACTACAACAGTAATCAGTTCTAGTGGTGCGGCCACATTCAACAGTGTGCAGTCGAACACATCCGTACTCACAGGCACACTTCAATCTAATACATCCGTATTGACGGGTGTTTTAACTGCCAATACATCCGTACTCACAGGTACATTACAGTCAAATACTTCTGTATTGACTGGTACTGTAACCGCCAACACATTAGTCACCACAGCCAACTTAATTGCTGGTGCCATTAGTTCTTCTGGTACAGTTACAGTTAATAATCTACAAGCTAATACATCCATATCATCACCTAATATTCTTGGCACATCAGCCAGTTGGTCTGGATCATTATTTGCAAATACGATTCAAGCCAATAGTACCATTAATGTAATTAGTTCTGTACAAAAAGATAATGCGGTAACAGTTAATATTACCACAGCTAATACATCTAATGCTACTGGTCAAGTTTCTAGAGCAATATTGAATGTGTCAGGTCCATTAACAAATAGTAATGTATCATATGCTACAGTAACTATTCTAGCCAATCAAGCTTCATTAATTGTTTCGAATGGTACCAATACATTAACATTAACGCCAACATTAGCTTCATCAGATAAGTTACAAGCTAACACCAGTGTATTAACTGGTACGTTGACCGCAAATACACTAGTCACCGCACCAAATCTGGTGGCTACTGCCATCAGTTCTAGTGGTACAGCCACAGTCGATAAGTTACAAGCTAACACTAGTGTATTAACGGGCACGATTCAATCCAACACCAGCATATTAACTGGTACAATAACTGCCAATACTCTGATCACTTCGCCCAATTTCACCGGCACATCAGCTAGTTGGTCTGGATCATTATTTGCAAACACTGTACAATCAAACAGTACCATTAACGTAATTAGTTCTACACAAAAAGATAATGCCGTAACAATTAATATCACTTCATCGAACGTTGCCTATCCGGGGTTAACTGGTGGAGTATCGAATACTGGTTTGGTTTCCAGATCAGTTCTAAACATAACAGGCCCATTAACTAATGCTAACGTATCATATTCTACAGTAACAGTGCAAGCTAATATAGCTTCTGTTATCGTGTCGAACGGTACCAACACATTAACATTAACACCAACAAATGTACTCACTGATACAGTTCAATCGAATACCAGTGTATTAACTGGTACAATAACTGCTAATACGAGTGTATTAACTGGAACAATTCAGTCAAATACCAGTGTATTAACTGGTACAATAACTGCTAATACATTAGTAACGACACCCAATTTAATTGCTGGTGTTATTAGTTCTAGTGGTACAGCTACAGTTGATAAGTTACAAGCTAACACCAGTGTATTAACTGGTACAATAACTGCAAATACATTTAATGCGAATAGTACAATCAATGTTATTGGTTCGACACAAGCCTATAATACTGTAACAATTAATATCACAACCGCAAACACTCAATTCCCTAGCCCTGTTGGCGGTGGTAATACAGGTTTAGTTTCCAGAGCATTCTTAAATCTAATTGGACCATTAACTGGCGGCAATACTTCTATTGCAACATTTACGGTACAGGCAAATCAGGCATCAATCGTTGTTTCAAATACAACAAGCACATTAACATTAACACCAACAGCAATGACTGGAAGTGCTGTTGATGCAACACTGAAATCCCTGGTTACATCGGGTTCAGTACAAGTTGGTGGCAATTTCATTCTTACTGGTACTACAATTTATGCAACCAACACATTCACACTGAATGCTGGTGCGGCAGCCAATTCGAATAACTTCTTTAGTGTTGATCGCACAAATTCACCCGGCGCATCTAATGCATCTATCCGTTGGAATGAAACAGATAAATATTGGGACATTAAAGATGTGACTTTGGGTGGTTCAAATTCATATTATAGAATTATTACCGACCAAAGTGGTACACCAGGAACTGCTGTTACATTAAAAGGTTATATTCAGGCGAATGGTTTTGTTTCAACACAAAATACAGTTACGACAGTTGGTGGTGCAAATACAAATGTTTATTTGAATTTGGCTCTGTATGATAATTTTACAATTTCACCAACATCAAATATGACTTTTATTTTGCAAAACGTAGGTTCAAAAATTGGTAGTTCTGGAGTTATCACAATTAAACAAGACGCTAGTGGTGGTAGATTCTTTACGAAGGCCACCGAAATGAAGACCCCTTTGGGTGGTGCAACTATCACACAAATTACTACAGGTAATAGCTTGTCGATGTTATCTTATTTTGTATACGATACTAATACCGTTCTAATAAATTATATTGGTAACTTTGCATGATCAACGCTGGGTTTTTTGGTGTCTTTGATTGGAGTACAGATGTAACCACATCGCGGACAACCACTACTGTATGGAATACAAGTAGAAGTACCACAACCACTTGGAACACTAGTCAATCCACAACCACAACCTGGTCAACTAGCCAATCTACCAGTCAAAGTACAACTCCATCTGGAAGCACTAGTCAGTCCACAACTCAATCTACAAATACTACTTGGAACACTAGTCAATCCACAACCACGACCTGGTCAACTAGTCAATCTACTAGCCAAAGCACTACTACAACCTGGTCAACTAGCCAATCTACTAGTCAAAGTACAACAACTAGTTGGAATACAAGCCAAAGCACTACTACAACGTGGAGTACAAGTCTGTCCACTAGTATGAGTACATTAACAACTTGGACCACAAGTCAATCAACAACAAAATCTACAATTACATCGTGGAATACTAGTAGAAGTACAAGTCAAAGTACAATTACTTCCTGGGTCACCAGCCAAAGCACCACCACAACTTGGACCACTAGCCAATCTACTAGTCAAAGCACAACCACAACCTGGTCAACTAGTCAATCCACCAGCCAAAGTACAACAACTAGTTGGAATACAAGCCAAAGCACCACCACAACTTGGACCACTAGCCAATCTACTAGTCAAAGCACAACCACAACCTGGTCAACTAGTCAATCCACCAGCCAAAGTACAACAACTAGTTGGAATACAAGCCAAAGCACTACTACAACCTGGTCAACTAGTCAATCCACCAGCCAAAGTACAACAACTAGTTGGAATACAAGCCAAAGTACAAACCAGAACACCACAACTTCATGGAATACTAGTAGATCAACGACAGTTTCAACATCAAGTAGTTGGAGTACAACTCAAAGTACGACTACAAATTGGAATACAAGCCAATCTACTAACCAAAGTACCACAACTAGTTGGAATACCAGCCGTTCTACATCAACAACAGCGACAACAAGTAGAAGTACCAGCCAAAGTACCACCACAACTTGGACCACAAGTTGGAATACAACAAGAAGTACCACAACTAGTTGGAATACCAGCCGTTCTACATCAACAACAGCGACAACAAGTAGAAGTACCAGCCAAAGTACCACCACAACTTGGACCACAAGTTGGAATACAACTCGTGCAACGACTACTAGTTGGAACACAAGTCAATCCACAACTACAAGTTGGAATACTAGTGTATCGACCAATAGAAGTACAACCACAAACTGGACGACCAGTTGGAATACTAGCACACTTATTGTATTAATTACAGAAAGAATAACACAATTTGGTATTGATGTATATTTAACTTCTTACGAAACTTCATATAGTTCGGTTTTTTCAACTAATGTGTCTACTAGTCAGTCCACATCTACAACCTGGACTACCACCTGGTCTACAAGCCAAAGCACTACTACAACTTGGGCTACCAGTCAGTCCACAACCACAACCTGGTCTACAAGCCAATCCACCACACAAAGCACCACTACAACTTGGACAACTTCTTGGTCGACCTCATCAACCTGGACTACCACCTGGTCTACAAGCCAAAGCACCACTACAACCTGGTCTACAAGCCAATCCACCAGTCAATCTACAACCACAACTTGGACAACTTCTTGGTCGACCTCATCAACCTGGACTACCACCTGGTCTACAAGCCAAAGCACCACTACTACTTGGACCACCAGTTGGAATACAACAAGAAGTACAGTTACAACTTGGAACACTTCAACAACAGCCAATACAACTTGGACTACAACCTGGTCCACCAGCCAAAGCACCACTACTACTTGGACGACCACTTGGTCCACCAGCCAAAGCACCACTACAACCTGGACCACAAGTTGGAACACCAGCCAAAGTACCACTACAACCTGGTCCACCAGCCAAAGTACAACCACAACCTGGACCACCAGTTGGGATACAACAAAAAGTACAGTTACAACCTGGACTACCAGTTGGAACACAAGTCAAAGCACCACCACAACTTGGACCACTAGCCAAAGCACCATTACAACCTGGACCACCAGTTGGAATACAAGTAAAAGCACAACAACTCTTTGGATAACAGGTTGGTCTACAAGTCAAAGTACAACCACAACTTGGACTACCAATCAGTCTACCGTAACTTCGTGGTCAACAACTTGGGCTACAACACAAGTTACTACAACCACCTGGACCACAAGTTGGAGTACAAATTCTTCAACAACAACTGTATGGATAACAACTTGGTCCACCAGCCAAAGTACCACTACAACCTGGTCCACCAGCCAAAGTACCACCACAACTTGGACCACTAGTTGGAATACAACTCAGAGTACCACTACAACTTGGACGACTAGCTGGAATACAAGTCAGAGCACAACAACAGTATGGAGTACCAGTCGCTCTACAACTACCACATGGACAACCACATGGACAACTAGTTTTTCAACATTAACCACATGGACAACTAATTGGTCAACAAGTGCATCAACAACAACAACGTGGTCAACCAGCATTACTACAACTACAACTTGGAATACAAGTACAATTACAATCACTTCTTGGACAACACAAAGGATTACAAACTACTACCAAGGATATTAAAATATACCATTTTTTTATCTTGACATATTGAATAAAAAATGTTATTTTATGGATAATTTTTTGACAAAGGATCATATGATATGGATATGTTTAATAAAAAATCAATGAATGAACGTATTGGTAATATTGAAAAGAGTTCTTCATTAAACCACCTCAAGGAAGTAGAAAAATATTTCCTTTCATCGGTAAAAAAATATAAAATTGAAGCAGCTTATGATGTGATTGCAAATGAATTGCCGTATTTTAAAACTTTTAATTATACGGAATGGGCCCACTCTTTTATTATGCACCCACTGCAACAAGAACTTCGTGTTAGACAAATGGTAGATGCATATAATGACGATGCAACCCAAAAAGTGGATTACATATCTTATTTTAAAGATAGGATTATGAATGGCCAATCCAACAAATATACACACATTATTAAAGATGAAAAAAATAAACCAAGAGAACATTTGGTTGTTTTAGTTGGTTCCAATAAACTTAAAGAAAGAATTTGCCTGAATAAGTTGAGATGGATCCGAGATCAATATGAGGATGATGTATGGTTTAAACCACATCCTTTGACAACACATGCATTGGTAGGAGAACTAAAGGATCTTTTGGGTGAAAATAGAATACTGCACCGTGATGCCGACATGTATGAGTTTATGTTGGAATCCAAAATTGTACACAACTCACACTTATCCGAATCTTTGGTGTATGCAATTGCTTTAGATAAAGAAGTTGATCCAATTGATGTGTATCAGAAGGCTGAACAAGGTTCGTTTTATCATATCAATAAATTTTTATTCACGGAACAAAATCCAAAGGAATGGGTAAATAGAACACTCAATAGCCCAAAATGCGGAATCATTAATCCAGAGGTGGATACCGAGTGGAAAAAGAAAATTGATGATTATCTTGAATACATAAATACCGTTAGAAACAGTTACAAAAACAGATACGTTTAATCTTTGTTACTACTCCATTGATTCTATTATAATGCCGGTGTGATTTTACAATTATAAAAGTAAGTAACTAAAAACCTTCAAAATAAATAAAGAAGGTTCAATTTTTAGGAAACTTATTATGCCGGCAGGATATGTAGACCAATATATAGAACAAGGTACCACTTTCACCAGTGAGCTATCTTTAAATGATGTGAACGGTAATCCGTATAATCTTAACGGATATACCGTTCGTAGCCAAGCTCGCCGTTCATATTATTCCAGTAATGCATCCATCACGTTTACTTCTACCGTATTGGATGCAAATAATGGTATTATAAGGCTGTCGGCTAACTCAGGTATAACTTCAAATGTTAAAGCTGGCAAGCTTGTCTATGATGTTGTTTTAATTGAAACATCAACCAATAATGTCACCCGCATTCTGGAGGGTCAAATCTTCGTTTCTCCTACTGTGACCAGATAATAAAGGCAAGAAATGCCAACAAAGATTACAGTCAATTATCCACAACCAATTACCGTAAAGGTTGATCCTGGTAATAAAGATACGGTTGTTCGCAGTAGTTCGGTTTTTGTAGGTTCAGCCAACAATTTTTTACCAAATACTGGCGGCACGATTTCCGGAAATTTAGTTGTACAAAACAATTTAATAACATACGGGAATACACAGTTACAGGGTAATGTAATTGTACATAATGTTTTTCCAGCTGAAGATAAAGTCTATAATCTCGGTAGCCCAACTCTAAGATTTAAAACATTATATCTTACCGGAAATACTATTGACCTGGATGGTGGAACAATTTCGGCCTCAGGAGACACAATCACAATTAGTTCACCAACAGGTGGAACATTTTTCGTTCAAGCTCCAGCCAACACAATTATTGATGGCGCAGCAGGCGAAAGAGCAGAAACGACCGCAAATTCGGCATATGAACAAGCCAACGTAGCTACTTTATATTCTGTAACATCTTATTATTATTCCGATCAAGCCGTACAAACAGCACAAATTGCATACGATTCAGCCAATACAGCTTTTACTACTGCGGTGTCTGCATCAGATTTGGCCAACGTTGCATCAGAAACAGCCAATATTGCGTATAATGCGGTCATTGAAATAATAGCCAACTCTAACACGATTGTACGTACTGCCGGGGCAGATTTAACCGGAACACTTAGATTTGCAACAGATCCAACGGCAAGTTTGACATTGGGTCCAGTCGAATCTACATATGGATTGGATGTTTTTTCAAATTACAATGGTTATTCCCAATTAAATTACGGGAACGTACACTATACTTATGTTAATTCTTCCGGAGTTACACTTCAAACTCCAAATAATAATATTACATTGAATGATCCTGATGGAATAGTGGGAATTTCCTCACAAAATTTGTTTTCAATAGTGGTAAATGGCATAGAAGCCATATCCGTATACGCAAACAATGATATTTTCTTAAACGGCACAATTTATGGAGCACCCACCGCACTGGACGGAGGCGACTTTTAATAAATACAGATATAACCTTTCTTGAGGAATAATTAAAATGGCAAATACAAGTATTCGCATTAAACGTTCGCTTACAACAGGCGTACCAGCATCAGGTTTATCGGGTGAATTATCATACTCGTACCTATCCAATACACTGTTTATTGGTACTCCAGACGGTAACGGTGTCGTTAACGTTGGTGGCCAGTATTACACATCACAAATCGACAATGCAACTGATTCCGCAGTAGCTTTAACACTTGTCCGCAGAGACGCAACAGGTAATGCATCGTTCAATTACATCACCGCAAACATTATCGGTATGATTGACGGTGTGGCAGCAAAGGCCACAAGATTAGAAACCGCTAGGGACTTTAGTATTTCTGGTGGTGATATTACTGCATCAGCAGTCTCTTTTGATGGTACAGGAAACGTAACATTAAATGCTTCTCTAGATGCGGTTTCAGGTTTATCCGCTGGTACATACGGTAACACCAGTTCTATTCCAGTTGTTGGTGTTTCTGCGAACGGTCGTGTGACCAGCATTTCAACGGTTAGTATATCAACAGACCTAAGCATTTCTGGTGATTCTGGCACAGACACAGTTCATCTAGCAACAGACACATTGAACTTTGCTGGCGGTGCCGGCATCACTTCTGCTGTCACCGATAATGTTGTAACATTTGATGTTGATAATACTGTTGTTCGCGCAAACACAGCATCATTAAATCAAACAATTGATGGCAATATTTCTATCAGTGGTAACCTAACAGTTCTTGGCACACAAACAACTGTCAACACACAGACACTGAATATCGCTGACCCATTATTGTATTTGGCATCAAACAACTATTCTTCCGACATAGTTGATATTGGTTTTGTTGGCAATTATTATGATGGTACACAAAGACACACTGGTTTCATTCGCCACGCTGGCACACAAGAATTCTTCATCTTCGACCACTACGAACCAGAACCAGACAGCAACGTTATTGATATTGCAAACTCTAGTTTCAGAACTGCAAACGTTAACGCTGGTTATTTCAAGGGTAACGTCATCGGTTCAACCGCAAGATTCGACAGTGTAATATTAGATACTGTCTTGGGTGTTGCTTCAGGCGGTACCGGTCAATCCACATTCTCTGCTGGTCAGGTATTGATTGGTGACGGAACAAGTGGTCTGAAACAACTGGCCAACGTATCGTCGGTCAACACCACACTTGCAAACAACGAAACAGTTACAAATCTAACAACCGATGTATATGGTCGTGTAACAGGTTTCACGAAACAATCAATCGGTAGTCTGACAGTTTCTCAGGGCGGTACAGGTCAAACAACATTTACTGGCGGCGCAATACTTGTTGGAAACGGAACTGGTGGGCTGCAAACTTTAGCTAACACAACATATACAGCTACTGGTTCTGGTGCACAAAACAATACCATCACATCAGTAACAGTAGACGCTTATGGTAGACTGACTGCTGCTACATTCCAACAAATTTCTGGTCTCACAGTTGGTCAAGGCGGTACAGGTGTATCTTCATTCACCACAAACGGTATCACATATGGTAACGGTTCTGGTGCGATGCAAGTTACTGCTGCAGCAGGAACATCCGATCAAACATTCTCTAACCAGATTCTCACTGTCACCAATGCAGGTGTTCCAGTATGGTCAACCACACTGGATGGAGGTCAATTCTAACGCAACTATATAATAAATGAATTCATAATAGGAGTTTGAAATGGGAAATGAAAAATATTTAAATTATTACATTGAGACATTAACGGCTACGATGACAGATTGTGTAGTCCGAAATGTCTCAATGCAAGCGAATGCGAAAGTTACCGATGATGTTGTTAAAGAGCAAGGAAAAACAATTGAAGAATTGAGTGCTGCTCTTGGTGAAATGAAGGATGGAAACAAAACTTTAATTGATCAGTTGCAGTTGGAAAATAAACATCTACGTGACGAGGTAAATGAATTAAAAGCCATTCGTAATCAATATGAAAATGTGAAAAGTGAAGCTGCTCACGTTGAAACTTTCCGAAACGAATTGGTAAAAGAAAGAGAACTGCATCAAAAGGATGTTTCCGAATTGCAAGGTAAGATCAATTCGATTACAAATGATTTTAATAACAAGATTAATGTATTGAATAATGACTTCAATAATAAATTAAACAAAGTTAATTTGGATCATAAAGATAAAGTTCAGCAGTTGAATTCAGAACATGAAAAGAAAATTATTGAATTGAACAATCGGATCGCCTACTTGGAATTAACTCCTGCCAAGAGAAAAAAGTTTGATATGGAAAACGCGAAAGTGAATTCGTCGGATGAAGAAACAGCAAAGGACGGCGGAGTTTTCTAATTAAATGGTTACAAATACGGCAATTCAAATAAAAAAATCAGGGCAATCGGGCAACACACCGGCCAATTTAAGTCACGGTGAGCTTGCCCTGAATTATGCCGACGGTAGAATTTTCTACAAAGATTGGTTGGATGATATCAAGTATATTACCAACCAAGAATCTTTTAGCACAGTCAATGCCAATTCTTCTCTATTAATTGCCACATCTTCAACAGATGTATTGTCATTGGCTGGTGCATCTGGTGTCACTATCACCGGAAACAGTTCAAGTAAAACTATCACAATTGGATTAGACCAAAGTATTTTCTCTTCTGGTGTTTATGCCAATGCGGCTTTCATACAGGCCAATGCAGCCTATGATTTAGCTAACACAATTGCTGCAGGTTCAACGGACGTATACGCAAGATCAAAAGCTAACGGTGCGTCTAACACCGCAAATGCAGCATTCACTAGAGCCAACAACTCTGTATTAAAATCTGGCGACACCATGACCGGTGATTTGCTTATCAATACAGCTAACGTTGAAGCTAATTATTTAATTGTTGAAACAACTCTGTATTCTGGTCTTGCTACCAGAAGTTCGACACCTCTACCAAATCTTATCGCACAATTTACTGGCAATACAGATTCATATGTGCAAGTAAATGCACAAAATATTGATCAGCATGGCTCTGCTGATTATGTTATAACGGGTGACGTAGGTACAGATACTTCCTTCTATGCAGATTTTGGTTTAAATGGCTCTCAACAGACAACCGGAAATATTAAACCACTAGATGGTTATTTGTATATTCAAGGCAGTGAGATAGGCCAACTAGGTGGCAATCTTATTATTGGTACCACATCGACAACACCAGGTATAGAAACAAGAATTGTTGTAGGTGGTTATGAAGATGCAAATGTGGTAATGACATTTAGTAAGGGTACAACAACATCAAATAATCATTTGATAGTTAACGGCCGCCTTTCTGTCAACACCAGTTTAATCACTTCGACTACATATACAACAGCGAATACAAATCAAGTTGTTATCGACACATTTGATTCGTCTGTTTATAGAAGCGCAAAGTATGATATACAAATGACTTCTGGATCCGACTATCATGTATTGGAACTTAGAGCTTTACATGACGGTTCGAATCCATACATGACACAATATGGTGAAATATTTACCAGCACAAGATTGGGTTCATTCGACGCTGACATGGGTGGTGGCAAATTCAATTTAAAGATTACACCATCAAATGCATCCACAACTATAAAATTAATGAGAACAGTTATCACAACATAAAGAAAGTGATTTATTATGAAAGGTGAATGGTGTTTTTTCGAGAGAGGTTTTTCGGCCTCAGAGTGTGATAAAATCTTAGAAGACGGTTTAAAATTACCAGCTAAAGATGCCGAACTTGGCGTTGCTGGTATGTCTGAACACTCCGATACCAGTTATCGTCGCAGTAAAATAAGATTTATACAATCAAACGATTCTAACTTTGAATGGTTGTTTGATAAAATCTGGAAAATGGGAATAGTGGCCAACAGAGAGTGGTTCAATTTCCATGTTACCAATTTATCGTTCATTCAGTTGGCAGAATATGATGAGTCGTATCAAGGTGAATATAAACAACATCATGATGTGTTCTACATGAACAACGATAGCTACCACAGAAAACTAACTTGTGTAATACAGTTGTCGGATCCAACCAAGTATGAAGGTGGTGATTTCGAAATGTATAATCTCACCCAGTATCCAGACAAACAAAAGATTCGTGAACGTGGTACTGCAATTTTTATTCCTTCATTTACTGTACATGCAGCCTTGCCGGTGACCAAAGGAACACGTTATAGTATTGCAGTTTGGTTTGAAGGGAATAAATGGCAATGAGATACCATATTTTAGGCCTGCCTCACACCGTAACATCTAAAGAATATAATGCTTGTGCATATACACAAAAGGTAGTTAAGTTTGGTAAGATGATGACCAATTTGGGTCATGAAGTCATTCACTATGGGCATGAAGATTCAGACTTACAATGCACTGAGCACGTTACTGTCACGACAAATAAAGATTTAGAAATTGCATACGGATCATATGATTGGCGCAAAAACTTTTTTAAGTTTGACACCAACGACCATGCGTACCAGACGTTCTATAAAAATGCCATTCGTGAGGTAGGTAAACGCAAACAAAAGAATGATTTTATTCTTCCATTTTGGGGTGCAGGTGTTCGACCAGTGTGTGATGCACATCCAGATATAATCACGGTAGAACCAGGTATTGGTTATGCTGGTGGGCATTGGGCTCGATTTAAAATCTTTGAGTCGTATGCCATCTATCATGCATATTATGGATTGAAGTCTGTTGGTAATTGTATACAAGACTGGTATGATGTTGTGATACCAAACTATTTTGATCCAGATGATTTCACATTTAACGAAAAGAAAGAAGATTATTTTCTTTTCTTAGGTCGTGTATATGATGGCAAAGGCGTCAATATTGCTGTGCAAGCTACTGAAGCCATTGGTGCAAAACTTATTATTGCTGGCCAAAACTCATTGAAACAAATGGGTTATGCAGAGACACCATCACATGTCACCGAAATTGGTTATGCAGATGTTGAAACTCGCAAGAAACTTATGGCAAATGCCAAAGGTGCATTCGTGGCATCATTGTATACCGAACCTTTTGGTGGCGTACAAATGGAAATGTTATTCTCTGGTACTCCTACCATTACCACAGATTGGGGAAGTTTTACTGAGAACAATATCCATGGTGTAACAGGTTATCGTTGTCGTACATTCGAACAGTTCACTTGGGCCGCACGGAACATCGACAGGATTGATCCTAGAAATTGCAGACAGTGGGCAGAGAACTTCACACTCGATAAAGTAGGAAAAATGTATGAGGAATATTTCCAATCTGTATTGAATGTGTATGGTGGCAATGGTTGGTATGAAAAGAATGATGCTCGTGGTGATTTAAACTGGTTGCACAAACAATATCCGGAATATCCGGAACGTTTCAATCATGATGTAATGGATGCAGAAGAAAGGCCAATGGCGGATAGATTGGCAACTTGGATTAAAAAAGAAATAAATCCAAAAACAGTATTAGATATTGGTTGTGGCCCAGGAACATATGTACGTTCACTCAGAAATTTAGGTATTGATGCAACAGGTATTGATATTGATGAACGTGTGATTGGTCAAGAACATCTTGTGTTTAAAAGTTTGTTTGATATCAAAGAAGAAAAAGCTGATGTAACAATTTGTTTAGAAGTGGCAGAACATATCGACACTCTTTTTGAAAAACAAGTTGTTGAAAAAGTTGCATCAACAGTTGGTCATACTTTGATATGGACAGCTGCAGCAATTGGTCAAGGTGGCATAGGTCATATCAATTGTAAAGACAAAGAAGAGTGGTCTAAACTGATTGAATCGACTGGTTTAGTACGCAACCACGAAAAAGAAAAAAAATTAATTCAATATATTCGTCAAGGATACCACATGGGATGGTTTCCACAAAATTTGTTATATTTCGAAAGAATAAATAAGACATAACAATCATAATAACAAGGGGAAAGTGAACCTTGGCGACGCAAAATAACTTTGTCATCCGCAATGGGCTGACAGTAAACACTGTGCCTGTTATTGATTCAACAGGCAAATGGATTGGAGATCCAACAGACCTTATTGGTGCTACTGGTCCAACTGGACCCGTTGGTGCTACAGGTTATATCGGTGTAGAAGGTGCCACTGGTTCTACTGGCCCAACAGGTCAATCTGGAGCAACAGGTTCTACAGGTCCGATGGGGCCAACAGGTCCTACAGGCGCAACAGGTTCCACTGGTGTTGATGGTCCAACAGGTGCCACAGGTTTAACTGGACCAACTGGTGCGACAGGCACACAAGGACCGATTGGACCAACTGGTGCAACTGGTGTCACAGGACCAACAGGCTCAACTGGACCAATCGGTTCAACGGGATCAACAGGACCAACAGGCAACACAGGTGCTACTGGACCCGATGGTGCGACCGGTCCAATGGGACCAACTGGAAATACTGGAGCAACCGGCTCAACTGGACCAAATGGTGCTACTGGACCAACTGGTGCAACTGGTCCAATGGGACCAACTGGAAATACTGGAGCAACTGGTTCTACTGGACCTACAGGAGATACGGGAGCAACCGGTTCAACTGGACCAACTGGAGAAACTGGTGCGACTGGTCCGCTGGGTCCGACTGGAGATACCGGAGCAACAGGATCAACTGGTCCCACCGGTGCAACTGGACCAACAGGTTCAACGGGAGCCACTGGCGCATCAGGTGCAGCAGGCGATACGTATCACACAACAAGTGCAAACACATTAACTATTGCAACTAGTGGCACAATCAGTTTTTATACTGCGAACACTGATCTAGATTATTCTACTGCACAGACAATAATCATAGCACACGATTTGGCCAACCATATGCATGGTCAGGTCAATACGTATAATCAATTAACTGGCGCATTGACTGTTGACTTAACAAATTCTACTGGTTCGGGTACATACAGCTCATGGGAAATAAACCTTGATGGTGCTGTCGGCATTCAAGGTTCTACTGGTGCGACCGGTGTTACTGGTTCAACAGGATCCACAGGACCAGATGGTGCAACTGGTGCAACTGGTGTTACTGGACCGACAGGTGCAACTGGGCCCACTGGTGCCACTGGCATTACTGGTTCAACTGGACCAACTGGACCGACAGGTGCAACTGGTGTGGATGGTCCCACAGGACCAACTGGTGCAACTGGACCGATAGGTTCAACTGGACCATCAGGCCCAACAGGACCAAACGGCGCCACCGGTTCAACTGGCCCAACAGGATCTACTGGACCAACAGGGCCAACAGGACCAACAGGCGCCAGTGGACCTACAGGATTAACTGGTGCGACCGGTGCTACTGGTGTTACTGGACCAACCGGTGCAACAGGATTAACTGGACCATCAGGACCAACTGGTGCAACTGGTGTTACTGGACCAACAGGCGCTACTGGTCCTTCAGGCACTCAAGGTGCCACAGGTGCAACTGGTGTTACTGGACCAACTGGCGCGACTGGATTAACAGGACCAACAGGTTCCACAGGCGCTACAGGTGTTGCGGGACCAACAGGTGCCACAGGCCTGACTGGCCCAACTGGACCAACTGGCGCTACAGGTATTACTGGACCTACAGGACCTGGAGGTCCAACTGGTGCCACGGGTGCAACAGGATTGACTGGTCCTGTAGGCGCAACAGGTTTAACTGGACCAACAGGTATTACAGGCCCAACAGGGCCAACAGGCCCATCTGGGCCAACTGGTGCAACAGGATCAGCTGGTGCAACTGGATCATTAGGTGCGACAGGACCATCGGGTATTAATGCAAATAATGCAATCATATCTGTTGATACATTCGGTGGTAATGGTTCAAATACTTCATACACATTATCAGTAACACCAATCAGTAAAAATTATTGTATCGTTTTAATTAACGGTGTTACGCAATTACATTCCACATACAATATATCGGGCACATCACTTGTATTCTCTGAAGCTCCACCAAATACATCAAGTGTAGAAGTTGTTTCGTTTACAAATACCAGTGCATATGGTGATTTTACAACCAGAACTTATACTGGTGATAACAGTACAGTTAATTATACAGTAACAAATTCAGCAACAGCGAATAGTGTAATCGTATCATTAAATGGTGTAGTACAAACACCAATATCAGACTACACAGTATCAGCAGGAACACTTACATTTACTTCGGCACCAACAGCAGGGCAAGCAATACAAATAAGAGAACTTGCTATCACTGGAGGTCCAGGAGCAACAGGGCCAGCAGGACCAACTGGTCCAACAGGACCATCCGGAGTAACAACAGGAAAAACTATTGCGATGGCAATAGTATTTGGAGGATAAAATGGCAGCACCAAATATTGTAAACGTTAGCAGTATCATAGCGCGAACATCTGCAAATTCTTTGTTTACAAATACATCTAACATAATTACAAATAGTGCAGGTAGTAACACTGTCGCTAAAGTGAATCATATAATGGTATCAAATTATAATTCATCAACCGTTACATGTAATGTTAGCATAAACAAAAGCGGTATGAACTATTTAATTGCTGGTTCAATTTCTGTTCCCGCAACTTCTACTTTGGTCGTTGTAGGAAAAGACACCGCAATATATCTTGAAGAAGGTGATGTTATTCAAGCCAACACCAGTTCAAATTCGAGTTCACACATAATTAGTTCTTACGAAATAATCTCATGAGATATAGAAGCAATCGTGGCCTAATTGGTAATCAAAATTCAGTTTCTCCAACTGATGCTGGAGGAATTAATTCATTGGTGGACCAACAATTATATAGCTCTTCTGCGAATTGGCCAAAGATACCAACAACAATCGTGATTGATTATCTTATAGTTGCCGGTGGAGGCGGCACAGATGGTTGGACTTGTGGTGGTGGCGGAGCCGGAGGTTTACTACAATCAAACAATATTACAATTTCCACTAGTTCCACATATACAGTTACCGTAGGATCAGGTGGTTCACCTGGTTTCAGCGGATCAAATTCCGTTTTCAATTCAACTACAACGATTGGTGGTGGCCGTGGTGGCACCGGTAACGATTATCCATTTAGACCACCTACCGGTGGTTCTGGTGGTGGAGGCAGTTATGGTGGCGGATCATATTCTGGATTACCAGGTGGATACGGAACACCGGGACAAGGTAATGATGGAGGAAGTGGATCAAATATTAGTAGTGCATGGGACTCCGGCGGCGGCGGTGGTGCTGGTGCCGCAGGCGGAAACGGAAATTCATCCCGAGTTTCAGGTAACGGAGGCGTAGGTTTACAATCTTCGATTACCGGTACACCAACATATTATGCTGGCGGAGGCGGCGGAGGTGCTTATAGTGGTGCTGGAGGTGCTGGCACAGGAGGATTAGGAGGTGGAGGCAACGGGGTGATAGGCACAGGAACCGGCGGATCAGGCACAGTAAATACGGGTGGCGGTGGTGGAGGCCGCGGTGACGGCGGTGTTGGTGGTGCTGGCGGATCAGGTGTTGTTATAATTCGTTATGCCAACACACGTGCAAACGCCGCAACAACTGGTTCACCAACATGGTCTGATGTTGGTGGTTATAAGATATATAAATTTACCTCGTCGGGTTCAATCACATTCTAATTAAAAATTTTGGAAAAATAAATGACAACCAAAATAGATGCAAATAATATTACATTAACATCATTTACATCCGCAAACTTGAATGTTTCGGCTGTATATGCAAACAATTATTATTACGCAAACGGAACTCCATTTAGTGGCGGTGGAGGAAGTTCTACACCAAGTGGAGTGAGTGATCAATTAAATACAAGCACAGGATACTTTAGTGTGCCTATAGGAAATACTGCACAAAGACCGGCCGGTTCAGCCAATGGTGCATTGAGATATAATACGACCACATATGGGTTGGAAACTTATTTGAACGGAAGTTGGATTACAATATCTTCAAATGCACCATTTACAAATACCCCTAATGTAGAATATCTTGTGGTCGCCGGCGGCGCCGGTGGTGGTTATAATTATGCTGGCGGCGGTGGTGCTGGAGGTCTATTAACTTCCACATCGAGTGTAGTATCAGGCGTAACTTATACTATAACAGTAGGTGCTGGAGGAACAGGAGCCACCTCGGGTAGCGGATCACCACCTAGTGGTAATGGAGCAAATGGTTCCAACTCAATAATTAGTGGATCCGGATTCACAACAATAACATCCATAGGCGGAGGTTATGGTGCGGGATTCTCCGTAAACGGCGCATCAGGAGGATCTGGCGGCGGCGGTGGTGGAAATAATGGAGGTTCATTTCCCGGTGGAGCAGGAACATCAAGTCAAGGATACGCAGGCGGTTCAGCTGCTAATAATGGACCTGCTGGTGGTGGAGGTGGTGCAGGAGGAGCAGGTCAAAACGGAGCATCATCTGGTGGAAATGGAGGCATAGGAGTTTATTCTTCAATTTCTGGTGCCAACACAGGATATGCCGGTGGAGGCGGCGGAGGCGGAATGACTGGAGGATCAACATCATCTGGTGGTGGCGCTGGCGGCAACAATTTCGGAAATGGAACTGCGGGATCCACAAATACTGGAGGAGGCGGTGGCGGAGGCGGCGGCAACAATGGCCAAGGCGCATCGGGTGGATCTGGTGTTGTTATAGTTCGTTATGCCAATACATATGCAAATGCAACTAGCACAACTGGTTCACCAACATGGTCTGATGTTGGTGGTTATAAGATATATAAATTTACCTCGTCAGGTTCAATTACATTCTAAACAAATAGGAGAAAAAATAATGGCACACTTTGCAGAATTAGGTGAAAACAATGTTGTATTGCAAGTGATTGTAGTCAGTGATAATGATGCTCCATCTGAAGAAGCAGGAGCAAATTTCTGCCGCAATCTTTTAGGTGGTACATGGAAACAAACCAGTTACAACACTGCTGGCGGTCAACATAAACTTGGCGGTACACCATTTAGAAAAAATTATGCAGGCATTGGATTCACATATGATAGCACCAAAGATGCTTTCATTCCTCCAAAGCCATACGCATCATGGATTCTAAATGAAGATACATGTTTGTGGGAATCACCAGTACCTTATCCTACCGATGACAAACCATATACATGGGATGAAGAGACTGTCAATTGGAAAGAAGTTGTAATACCTGAATAAATAAAAAATATACACTAGAGTAATATTGCATGACAACAAAAGTAAACACCTCGCAGATTGCTGATGGAGCAATCACAGCAGCAAAAATTAGTTCAAGTGTTCAGCTAGGTGGACCAACAATTACAGCAATTGGATATCCTGGAGACGACACGGCTGCTGATACTGCTGGAGGCCAAACAATAACACTTACCGGAACTGGATTTAAAACTGGTGCGAGTGTTATTATTAATGGCACAACGGCTAGCGTTGTTACTTTTGTTAACAGTACATCCGTAACTTTCACCGCACCAGCACAAAGTGCAGGTAGTTATGTACTTTATTTGGTCAACACGGATGGTGGTACGGCAATTGCAGTGCCTGGTATACAATACAGTGGTACACCAACATGGTCTACTGCGGCTGGTAGTTTAGCTACTTATACTGAAACTGTTGCCATATCAAATACTGTTACTGCAACTGGTGATACACCAATTACATATAGTCTATACAGTGGATCATTACCTACTGGAGCATCATTAAACACAGCTTCAGGATTAATTAGTGGATCTAGCCCACTTGCAAACAATGCTACCACATATAATTTTACAATTAGAGCAACAGACTTACAAAAACAAGATACAGACAGAGCATTCAGTATCACTATTAATCCTGATGTGGTGACTTGGTCGAGCCCAGCGAACGGTGTCACATATTCAGTTGCTACAAATTCTCCAATTAGCAACGTTTCTTTAAGTGCAACGGCAGCGAGTGGGCAAACAATTACATACACCGCAAATTCTTTACCCACAGGGCTGACACTCAGTGGAAATACAGTAAGTGGTACACCTACTGTGGCAGGAAGCACAAACACATTGGTAACTGCAACGGCCAACAACACAAGTAAAACAGCAGTACAAATTATAAACTGGACGGTGAGTGTTGCCGCAGATACTTATTTTCCATATGTTACAACATTATTGAGTGCAAGCACACCAACTGGAAATACTTTTGTTAGTGATGCGAGTACAAATAGTTTTGCAATTACAACAAACGGGCCCCCAAGACCAAATAACTTTAATCCATATACATCCGGTTATTATAGTTGTTATTTTGATGGCACAGGTGATTATTTAACATCTGCATCCAATGCTAGTTTAGGGTTTGGAACAGGCGATTTCACTATTGAAATGTGGATTTATGCGAACAGTTTTCCTGGTACATACAACGCACTATTTGATATGACACAGTACACAACTGGTATTTTGTGTAGATACCAAAGTGGAACAGACAGTTTATATATTGCAGGCACCGCTTACAATTGGAACCCCACTACAAATTTTCCATTGAATCAATGGAATCATCTAGCATTAACAAGAGCTTCTGGTGCTGTAAAACTTTTTGTTAATGGAACATCTGTATTAAGTGTTAGCAACTCTGCCGATTTAGGTTCATCAAACAACATGAGAATTGGTGACTCGCAACATGCTACCGGATATACATGGCCTGGTTATGTTTCTAATTTTAGAGCAATTAAAGGATCAGCACTCTACACCAGCAATTTTACTCCTCCTACTAGCCCACTAACAGCTGTCGCCAATACTGGCTTATTGATGTGTCAGAGCAATAGATTAATAGACAGCAGTAGTAATAATCTGGCCATCACCAAAAATGGTGATACTACAATTTCCGGATTTATTCCATTTACACCAAATACCAGTTATTCATCGTATGGTAGTGGATATTTTAGTGGCACATCAGATTATTTATCACTCACAAGCACATCCAACTTCACCAGCACCCAAAACTGGTCTGTTGAAGCGTGGGTTTATCCAACAGCACTCACATCAAGCAATTATAATCAAGTGTTCTGTGGAACAGGTTTTAGTTTTGGTAATTACAGTGGCACACTCTATATAACAAATAATAGTGCAGGAATATTATCGGGTGGCACATTTGTATTGAACGCTTGGCAGCATATAGCAGTAGTTAATACTGCCAGCACTTCAATGAAATTATATTTAAATGGTGTACTTACAGCCACAGGAAGTGCTTCATCGTTTACTATGGGTACCACAGCCATTGGTGCAAATTATAATGGATCACAACTATGGAATGGTTACATCGCCGACTTAAGAGTGGTAAATAATTCGGCTTCACCTACATATTCCGCAGCCTTTACACCACCCGCATCACCACTCACCGCAATTGCCAATACAAGTTTATTGACACTGCAAAACAATCAACCAATCAATAACAATATTTTTATTGATAACAGCACCAATAACTTCATAATCACCAGAGCTGGCGATGCAACTCCAGGCACATTTAGCCCATATGCTGGAAGTTATAGTAATTCTTTTAATGGTAGCAGTGACTATTTAAGTTTATCTAGTGCAATCATGGCATTAGGTAGCAATAACTTTACTTTTGAATGTTGGGTGTATTTTAACGTATTACCAACTAGTGATGCTTGGCCAGGTTCATGGAGCAGCACCGGTGTTTTAATGGGTGTTGGTTCACCCAGCCTTGGTGATGGATTCAACTTCATCGTAGGTTCCACACAAATGTTTGTACATAGTAATGACACAAAATATGGAACAGCAACACACGGCATGACAACAAACACTTGGTATCATGTTGCGTATGTCAGAAGTGGAAATACAATATATTTCTATGTTAACGGTGTACAAAAAGGATCTGTTGCTTTCAGTGGCGCAATAGGTACAGGTTCCACCACATACATTGGTTGTGAGACCGGTCAAGGTGCATACATCAATGGTTATATTAGCAACATAAGACTTGTCAACGGGACTGCTGTATATACAACAGGATTTACGGCACCAACGGCACCACTTTCACAAGTCGCAGGCACCGTACTATTAACATGTCAAAACAGCCGATTCGTTGATGTGAATGCATATACTCCGATTACAGTAAGCGGATCACCAACAGTACAAAAATTTAATCCATTTTCATTATATACTCAAACAACACCAGCAAATACTACTGGTTACAGTGTAAATTTTGACAATTCAAGTTATCTATCAATTTCTGCCAACTCAGCATTTGCAACAGGAACAAGTGACTACACAATTGAATGTTGGGTTTATCATATTGCTCGTCCAAGCGCAGGTGGTTTAGATGCTATCTATGATCCAAGAACCGCAGATGATACGTCAGCTCCTGGTTATCAAATAGGAAGTTCAGGAAATTTAATATGGGCATATTCAGGTGGTGTACAATATACATCAGCTAACACTGTTCCTCTAGCTACATGGACACACGTGGCTTGGGTGAGACAATCAAATACACTTTACACATATATTAATGGTGTAAAAGATAGCAACTCAGCATCAATGTCCGGTAACTGGACTGGCAACCAACCTAAAATTGGAGGAACAAACAACGGCACTGCTGGTGCATATCAATTTTATGGATTGATTTCCAATTTTAGAATGACGAAATCAGCTGTGTACACAGCCACATTTACGCCAACTACAAGCCCACTGACCACTACAAGTCAAGGCGTGTCATCAACAAACGTGGCCATATTGGCTTGTCAGAATTCAAGTGTTATTGATAATAGCCCAAACGTTTGGACAATAACTTCTGGTGCTGGATCACCTGCACCAAACATGAACAATCCATTTGGTTATACGAGTTCATCTTCAAATACATATACACCAAGTACGTTAGGTGGCAGTATGTATTTTGATGGTACAGGCGATTATTTAAATGCCACCGGTTCAAATTTAGTTGTAGGCACCGGAATGTTTACCCTTGAAACGTGGGTTTATCCTACCGCAGACAACACCTATGATGGATTTGTAAGTAGTGTTTATTTGAGTTCCTATGTGGGTATAAGTATGTCTTTAGACAAAGCCTGGATAGGCACATCACTTTCCTTGCCTGCTTCTTTTTCGTGGAGATCATACATTACACTTAATGCATGGAATCATCTTGCTATGACGAGAGATAGTGGTGGTTTAGTGAGATGGTTTGTAAATGGAGTTCTTCTTAGCACCTCTACTCAAAACGTTTCAAATATAAATTCTCCTTCAATAGTTGTAGGAAGAAGATATATTGATGATGTATATTATGCAACAGGTTACATATCAGATCCTAGATTAATAATAGGATCTGCTTTATATACTTCGTCATTTGTACCACCTAGTGCGCCATTAACCGCAATTAAAAATAGTAATTTTTTATTGAATGGTACTACCGCAGGAGTTTATGATAGTAGCACACGGGCTGATTTTCAAACGGTTGGAACAGCACAAATTAATACTGCCGTTAAAAAATATGGAAATTCAAGTGTATATTTCGATGGTAGTTCATCATATCTAAAAGCCTATCAGGGATCAAATTTTCAATTAGGAACCGGAGATTTTACGATTGAATGTTGGAGTTATTTGACTTCAAGAGCACAGTCATATCCTGCTATTTTTAGTAATTACAATAGTTTTACTGGTGGATCACTAGCATTATTTGCTGGACACGGAAGTTCCACAACTACACAATATCAAGTTGCGATCAACGGTAGTTTTCCAGCCATTAATGCGGGCACAATCGTTTACAATACTTGGGTGCATTTAGCAGTTGTTCGTTCTGGTTCTACAGTCACACTATACGTCAATGGATCCAGTGTGGGTACAGCTACCAGTTCAGCCTCACTTAATGGTGTTGGATCAGTATTTTATGTTGGTACAACGGGAGATTCAATTTCGACTGGTTGTATACAAGGTTACCTATCTGATTTCAGAATCACCAAAGGATACGCAAGATACACAGGTAATTTCACGCCATCAACTACACCATTTATAACCAAATAAATAATGGATTCATTTAAAGAGTTGCTATGTCACTAACAAAAGTACCTGGTTATATAATTGATAGCACTAGCAATGTTACATTCGCAAATGTAACAGCTGGTGGAATGTATGCCAATGGTTTCTTTTATGCAAACGGCACATCAATTTTAACTTCAGGTCCAACTGGTCCCACAGGCCCAACTGGCCCAGCAGGACCAACTGGACCAACAGGGTCTACTGGTATACAAGGCGCAACGGGACCAACAGGAGCCAGTGGTGCAACAGGCGCATCTGGTGCTGCAGGTGATACATATCATACCACAAGCGCAAACACACTAACAATTGCCAATACTGGCACAATTAGCTTATATACAGCCAATGTTGGTTTAGATTACTCTATTGCTCAAACAATTATTATTTCTTATGACCTTGCTAACCACATGCATGGCCAAGTCAACACCTATAATCAACTCACGGGTGCTTTGACTGTTGATTTAACAAATTCAACAGGTTCAGGATCATATAGTTCTTGGCAAATTAACTTAGATGGTGCTGTTGGTATTCAAGGTTCCACTGGTGCAACTGGTGTCACTGGACCGACAGGCGCAACTGGTGTTACTGGTTCAACTGGACCTGCGGGTCCAACAGGTGCCACAGGCAGTGCTGGGCCTACTGGACCCACTGGTGCCACCGGTGTAACCGGACCCACAGGCCCAACTGGTGCAACCGGTACTGCTGGTCCGACAGGACCAACTGGACCAACTGGCGCAACTGGTGTTACAGGACCTTCGGGAACAGATGGTGCAACAGGCGCTACGGGTACCGCTGGCCCCACTGGCCCAACCGGTGCTACGGGCACGGCTGGACCAACTGGCGCAACTGGCTCAGCTGGCCCATCAGGTAGTGTGGGTGCTACTGGCCCATCAGGACCACAAGGCGCTACTGGCGCCACCGGTGTTGCTGGGCCAACAGGACCTTCGGGACCAACTGGTGCAACAGGAACAGCAGGAACTCAAGGTTCAACAGGTGCTACTGGTGTTGCTGGGCCAACTGGACCAACTGGACCTGCGGGCCCAACAGGGCCAACGGGTTCTACTGGTGCAACTGGGACCTTTTCAGGCACCACCACTCAACAAATTATTACCAGTAATACAACGGCATCTACAAGTAATACAACAGGAGCATTGATTGTTTCTGGTGGTGCCGGTGTTGCGGGTAACATATATGCTGGGCAAATATTTGTACAGAACACTACAGCAACCACATCAAATAGT